ACGCACTTCGGTATTCCATATCAATACTACAACTACCACTAAGAGTAGAAGAGTCACTAAGACTTTGGTCTCATCCCCCTGAAAGATATACAGGAGTGGTTCAACTGCGAAAATCAGTGCGATTACATAGACGGGCACCAATTTTCCTAAACGATGAACATAGTCATCGTATTCATTTATATCGGTCATAGTAGATCACAGTAACAAATGATAATACAGGCTATTTAAGTGTTAAGACCATTTCTTAATATCCTATCTTTGTAAGCATCATGAGCCTGGTCTGCCATCCCTGAGATGTAATCGACTGAACACTCGGGACACATACGATTAGCTTCACCTGGTAGTTGGAAATTGTCTGAGCAGACACAACAAGAATCCTCGGGGTCTTCCCTGTCCTTACAGTCTTTCATTCGCTCACAGCATACAATAAATTCTTCTTCTTCACTCATGTTCTTCATCCTTCTCTTTCTTTTCGGGGTAGATTTTTAATTCAGCATCGAGATCACGCAGTGCTGACTTCATAGTATCAGAAAAACTATTCTCTTTATTGAGCCCGATAGAGGCATCGATCTTCTCTTCAGTCAGCTTGAGAACCTGATTGTAGGCTTCCATCTCGTGCTCGTAAACCAGTGGACGAGAGTCTTCCTTAACGTGTTTCTCAAGGTGTCCAATAATTTTTTTGAGCACAAACCATGTAGATTTGGCTCCGATATCTATCTTCCCACATTTTGGGCAGTCGTATCTCCTGTCTACCGTCATGGTTTCCATTTCTTCTCCAGAATAAACCATCCTTTCTTCGAGGCAGTTACATCTCGATTATACTGGGTATATAACAACATGAAAAAGCGTTCCATCCATGAATCATAGCGATCATAGTCGGATAACCCAGAGATCCTGAACATATACTTACTCTCAAAATGTATCTTTATTCGGTAAGCTAAGTCAAAAGCCTCTTTCGTTCTGGCATACTTACATCTCTGATCGCCGGGGCGATGAGGAGTATTCCTCTTAGCCTTGACTAATAGATTAAAGATCAATCGTTCCCATTGGACAATCTTCATCTCATCTGGGTTAATCCATGCATCTCTAAATATCTCATTCAGAAGTTTCGGATCGATCTTTACAGTATACCGTTTGGCTGCTTTACGCATGAGTTTTCTTCGCATATTTCTTTCCTTTTTCTGCTCAGGCGTGAGCTTTTTCTTCTTCTTCACAGTCTCTTGTTCTTGTTCTGACATATTACTCATCTTCTATTCTTTCACCGGTATCAGGATCGATCTGCCCATCGTGGATAAGGAGTTCTGTCTGATCCTCATAGAGAATAAAGTTACCAACCATGGGGTTAGGATACCAGAATTTTCTTTTACTCCATAGATACTGCATAATGGCAGTGTTTAATGGGAGGTCATTAGCTAAGCCATCATCGTCACAATAGACGTAGAGCCATGGGTCTTTGCGACCAATCAAATAGTAACCGAGGTTCTTAATTTCAAGTAGTTCTTTCATCTCGGCTAACTTATAGTTCCTCCGTTCAAGATGGATAATCTCTCCGGAGGTTTTAAATAATCTTACGACCATAATTATCACTTTAGAAAAGAGCGCCGCGGAGCTGGATTTGAACCAACGTCTCTCTATTTTCAGTAGAGTGCAATAGCCACCAGAGCGTGAGCCCTGACTATACCATCCCGGCATGGGTAATTTGGAGGAGGGAAAATCACTACAAAAACCTCCTCCCATGAGATAAAACAAATGTTTACATTTATTTACACATCCCTTGAGCCGCACCAACGATTCGTTTATGTGCCCAGTCGGGATGTTCGCCTTTAAGGATTGAAATCTTCCTTGATACGCAGTCGCTTTGAGATTCACCGCCTTTCCTATAGGTTTTAGCCAGCCTTGCATTAAGAGTTGGCATGAAAAAGATATAGAAAGGATAGAGTTTAAATATGTTACTAAACAAGCTTCGGTGGAAAACCTACCCATTTGATCATAATATGAGTGTATGCAGAGGCATGTTCCTTAGAATGCTTTCCGCAATAGATCTTTTGATCTCTACAGTCGTTACACTCGTCAATGCCTTTGCTCAAACAGTTAGGTTCGTCACAGAAACTCTCAGTCATCTATCCAAACCTATTAGCTGGCACGAAGGGCTCTGCACCCTCGGGCTCATAGAATTTCACACCCTTATTATTCATATAGGTCTTAAGGTGGGGATACACGAAGTCGTAGAACCTATCTCGACGTGGGTTATTAACCCAGCCTCTAACCTTCCTGAATGTGGCTATGTTAACCTTGGTCTCGGTAGTTGGGATATCCACATACTGAGAGATCTCAGGACCATAATCGTAATACGATGCGACCTCGATCTTATAATCAATCAGATGGTCAACCTCCTTTGGTGCACGAGAGGCATGTAGTGGTGTCGTTAGTCCTTCTTCTTTCTTAACTTCGGCATCGGTTCCAAAGACGTCCTTGATCTGACTCATAATGAAGACAGGGATCTTAGGTTTACGATAGACCAGGATCAGACCAGAAATCAATCGGTCGTAGATCCGTGACCATTCCATACGAATAACTTTTCCATACTTGGTTCGCTTGGCATCAGTTAGATTTTCCATCCATGACTGTAAGCCCTGGTAGTGGTCGGTTACGTCATCAAGGATGACAGTTCCAGCTTCTATCCTGGCTAATCGATGAGTAGCTATCTGGACATTAGCGGACACTCTTTCCATGTTCCATTCATCTTCTTCTAAACCGTCGAAGGTCTCGAAGACTTGAATGACACCATCTTCTACTCGTTCCTCATAAAACTGAATAGTTCTATCAAGGGGCTTGGTTCTGATGACATAAATGGGAGCCAGTTTAGAGGCAGGGACACCATAACCAAACATAGATTTACCTGAGCCTGGAGGTCCAGAGATCAGACATTTGAGAGCTATATCCTTGGCTAACTTAGGCTTCACGAACCCTTTTATCTGGGTGCTTGCCTTCTGAAGCATTTCATTTGCTCCAGACTGCACCTGCTCATAAGTTGGAGGCGTATTAGCAGAGGATGTCTCAGCTGGCGTCTCTATATTAGCGGATGCAGTTTTGCTCTCGGGTTTCTTCTTAGGGATAGAGAGCACTTTTCTTTTGGTAAGTTTCTTACTCAAGTAGTTCACTTCCTATCGTTTAGGGATAGGTTTTGAAATTTTAAATCCAATCAGAGTTTTCTTGGGTTTTTCCACAGGTGCAGGCATAGGCTCGCCTGTTTTCTCTTCATGTTTAGCTCTCTCAAATTCATTAATAGCGATATAAATATCATTGAGGACATGCCATGCAGCATGAGGGGTGTTACCTGCCTTATCTGAATCTGATATATGCTGATGGGTTTGAATGTTTTTCTTTTTACCTTTTAGACCAATTTTAATAGGAGGATCGGGCTTGGTTAAGTTTCCTTTTTCCCAGTCCTCATACCAGATCATGTAAGAGTCAGTATGTCCATGGACATTATCTATTTGGAGTTTAAGAGAATGCATGAGCAACTCGAACATGTTTCTTCCGAGTGGGATCTTATCTTCAGCAATGACGGCTTTGTCAGCATCACTGAGTTTGATTTCCTGGAGTTTGAATTGTTCGCTCATACATTACACACTCTCGAGAAATTTAGGAGCTTACCTCATCAGCTTGGATGAATGACTCACTACCTGCTTTGTGTTCCCAGCTCCAGCCTAATAGATAGACTACTGGTTCCCTTTCCTGTGTTCTAACTCTGAGATCGAAGTCGTATTTATTTCCTTCATCGAAATAAAAGATCGGCTTGATAACATCTCCCGTGTTTAGCTCTTGAGCTAAGGGATTGTTAGAGCATGTTTGGAAAGATAACCTTGGAGCATTGCGAAGATCCTTTGGGTCTTTACCTGCGTCGATCAAGCTACCAGCTATGGTATCAGCAAAGATAGCACCCTGGCTTCTACCTGCAACGGTAAATACACCAGAGAATACCCTTGGGATGGTCTCTTTGATCATGGCTTTCCAATCTTTCTGATTGGCGAAGAGCTGTTGGATTTTATCGTAATCAACTACTCTACCGTTCTCATAATAACTATCAATAACGTATAGTATTTCTGCTACATCATCGTCGTCATTAATGAGCCAACTCTCACCAAGATACTCGGAAGCTTCACCTTTCTCATATACTTTAGTGGCTTCACTGTATTCAGGAACGGAGATAGCATACATTTCTACCTCTTTCTGATCATTGGTTATATCTGTGACCTTAGCATCGTAGTCAATGTGTCTATGTAGAGGTAAAAATTCCTTGGCTTGAGTCCCATAGTTAGTTATAAAAGAGGGGACAAAACTTCTACCGCCTTCTGCATCGGGCTCTTCTCGTTGGCGAACTGCGATGCCAATATATCTACGAGAATAGTTGTGGAGCACAGGCTTATTGTAGTTCGGGTTCTCTGAACCTGACTTGGCAAAAGTCTCCTGTTTATCGATGGCTGACACAAGAACAGGGGATGCAAAGCCATCTACTGCGACTGATAGGAGGTTAGATTCTCCACATTCCTTGATGGCTCGCTCTTTATGGTCGGGGTGATAGACTGTTGTCGCCACATTGAGTGTGGCTTCGGGTCCAGCTGCAGATTTGTAGATAGGGTATCCGATACCCAATAAACCCTTGGTCACGAGATCCTGTGCAACTTTAGGCACTTCTTTCTTAACCCATTTTGTTACTTCCTTGACTTGAAAATCTTTCGAGTCGTTCAGTCCGGTCAAGCCTAATAAGACGAAGCTTACTGGCTCGGTATCAACAAGCTTTCCTTCTCTCAATTGACCAAGCAATTTGATGATCGCTCTATCCTCGACGTTACGTTTGCTTTTCATGGAAGCCATAATCTTTTTATGTGCTTCCTGTAACTTAGGGAGAGGTATCTCATACTTGATTGAGAACTCGGAAAGCATTTCTTCCGTCTTACTTGGTAAGACAGATGCTTTTTTGGTTACTAATTTTTTACTCATAGTATATCACTTATGACTGAGTATTATTACCGTGCTTAAACGGTATAACTTTTTCTTTGGGTGGTCTGGATCGACATCGGAACAAAGAATGCCTTTCCCACATGCGACGCCCACAATTCTACGGAGATGTGAATTGCTGAAACCTGTTAAATCTATCAGCTCGATGAATGAATAACTCTTATTCACCCACATTAATTTCTGCCAATAGTTTAAGGTCTCTCGGTCGGAATCACTAATGGAAGGCATACTTTCACTACGAGATCAAAGACTATTTATTTCTTTTGGGGTTTGGTAGCACCTCGTTTCTGAGAAGCTGGCAGAGCCTCACCGGACTCTTCTGGTTCTGTATCTTCTTCGGCTGACGGAGCGTTCATTGGATCGTCGTCGTCTTCTTCCTGAACTTCTTGCAATTTCCTGACATCAGAAGGGGACAATCTTTTCATATTTAGATACCCAACTATCTTATCGATCACTTCATCGAACGGATACTCGGGATCGTCTTCTGGTATATGAAGATCAGAGAACGCTGGATCGTGGTTGATGAACGCGAACATAAAATGATCTTGATCATCACCTTGTGGTTTATCGAGCCGACGAGCTAACAGTCGAGGGATAGAGACTGGCTGAACTTCTTTGCCAATGTCCACATATATCTCCTTATCAGACGCAAAAGGGTTCGCTCGATCTTTCGCTGTATTGGCAGTGACTCCTAACAGCTCAGCAAGATCTTTCTCCGTCAAATATTCTTTCGTATTTACGAAATGACGAATTAGATCACCATCTTTCAGATACTTAGAGTGTCGCTGACCAAACATTTTCTTTTCCGATATTTCAAACTCGGAAGCTTTTTCAATTTCGACTGGCATAGCGATCGGTCCTTATTGGAGTTCCTTTATCTCTTGGAACATATTATCCAAGCGGTCGAGTAACCTTTTAAGTGTTTGCTCGAACGTATCGGAATACTCCGGTTGCATGAGAACTATTCGGACTTCTTCGGTCAACGTGACCTTCCACTCTCGGAGGTCTTTATTGCCCAATAGAATGTTCGAGTTAGCTATCAATATGATTGCGTCGAGTTCTTTCCCAGTCTCACAGACCACTCGAACCATGAGCTTGAACTCATCGAATGGTATGGTGACCCGAATGTCAGGGGTTTTATCTGGTAAATACCATATGAATCTGGTGCGTTCTTTCTGTAATATACCAATAGGATCATAAACTCTCTCCTCTTGTCGTTTTAAGTATCCCTCTACCTCAAATTTCTTCAGGAGCTTACGGATAGCTGTCTTATAATTATCGGGCTCGCCTATTTTATATTCCGGAGTGCCAGGTAGTAACGTGGGATAAAATCGTGGATATAATTTAATTAAATCGTTGAGGATTTCACTAACGGTGATGCGTGTAGGGTGTGACGCACAAAATCTCTTGATCCTGATGATGTCATCATATTTTAACTTACTTCTTGGCATGATTACACCTATATAATTAGTAGACTCATTACCTCTCTGGTTTTCTGCATATCAGCGATATCTTTATCTATCTGCTTAATTTCAATAACGAGATTACGAGCGCGAGCGTGTAATATCTCAACTTTCATAGGTTCTCCCTTTAATCGGAAGGTCGTGAATTTCTCGAGAGCTGTTCTTCTATCTTGAGATAAGCTACCTATTTTATGAAGGAGTATATCTCGTTCTTCCATTAGAAACGTGTTGATCACGTAGTTGTTAGATTTTTCCCATGATGCCATTTTGATCACTTTTTTGAAAATTGAATGGAGCCGGCGGAAAGCTCAGTTTTCCTTATTTATAAACTCTTTTTTCTAACCTGAATCGACCTTTATTTCGGAAACAACGCCTGTTTTAATATTTATATTTTTGAATGTTCGATCCATACCATGACGGTTGATTATATGCTCAATCCAGCAGTCCAGATTACACAAATGCTGACCATCATCACAGGCAACATCTTTATTCTCGGCATTATAGTCATCGCACTCTACAAAACTCATATTACCGTCTTTATCGGCTAAATCCCGTGTCCAGTCCTTCTCGCATTGATTACAGAAGATAACTCCACTTTCTTTATCAATCGGCATCAATGTCATCCTCGGTGTCGTCCCAATCGTCTTCATCATCATTGACGGGTCCACCAGACATCTCTTTGAAGACATGGACAGGTTTTAACTTGGATAATTGCTTGGTGACAAAATCATCTATACCAACAGCTTCAGATTCGGTAGTAATACCATTAATAATAAAGTAATCGATCTCTCGGAAGCGTAGAGATCCAGTTCGAGCATGAATATCCATACAATCGAAGATGAAAGGGGTCATAATAGCTAATAGATCGATCATATGCGGAGTTTTGAATCTGCCCATAATTTTGTAGACAAATCTTATGCGTAAACGAATATCCTCGATCTCTGTCGCGAGGGAGTAGAGATCCAGTATCAATTTCTTGTCCTCTTGAGGAACAGTATCAGTGCAGACATCTGATAATAGTTTTGATAGTTGTGGTATTGTTAGTTTCATGATTTCACCTGACAGGCGGTTGATACCCAGATGGTAATAAACGCTTGATCCTGGATTTTGCGGTAACAATAACCTTGTCTCCACTCTGAAAGAGTGTTACAAAGCCCATTTTCTTATATTCGTTTAACCATATACGGAGTGTCTGGGAGATTGGTGGTGTGTGGTAGGTGTCTGTTTTTGTGTTTAGTTCTACGATCTTTGCTTTCATCCATTCGGCTAAGTCGTCGAGTGTCCAAAACTCGAATTCGTTATATCGTCGTTCATCCTGGATGAGCTTCCAGATCATCAGATCTTTAACTGAGAGTGTGTCTTCATTTTTCTCCCTATCATATCTACTGGCTAACTTAATCGGGACTGGCATTTAATCAAAATACTCCTCCATCATGGTAATAACCTATCCAATCGTTCTTTTGAGTAAACAGCTTTACACTCGTTACAGTAGGGTCTTTGTGCTCGGCATAAACAGCAAAGACTGCAGTCTTCGTCGGAACCGGGTTGATGATGAACCGTGACTACCTTAACATCATCGCAGACATCTCGTTCACACTGCTCACATTCAAGATACTCAGTGGGTTCTTCCATGGCTAACATTAAAACCAGTCCTCCAGAATCTGATGAGGCTCATCATAGGGAAAACCGGGATAAATGAAGGGCATTTGATCATCCATCTCGTCAATAAACTGGTTCCATGAAAAGGGATGATCATACTCATCAAATATACGCCATCCGTCACGGATTAGGGTCTTAAGAGTGCTCTGTTGAAAATTACACAGAAAAGGTCTATCCTTTCCAGCATCATTCTGTTGTTTGCCTAAATGGAGTTCTTCCATGATATTAGCAACATATTTTCTCAAATAAAAGTTAGTAGACATGATGTATCATTCCATATGATCCTTAGTGTGTCCCATTGGTTCATAATCAATAAGAATATAGTATTGAGTAGCATGGATATCATATGGACACTCCTTACAAACATTAGAGTTCACAAAATCATTTAATTGAGTTTCGGCACTAAGAGTGTCGGGGAATATTATATTCTTATCATATGGAGCTACTCCATATAAAATCTGTATGATTTTAAACATCTTTAAACTCTCGGGTAGTGTATTTTATAAATTGTTCGTAAATAAAACCAGAAAAGTCGGGTGGACAAATGTCTGTCTTCCAGATATCAGGGTTTAAGTCACGATAGTAAGCAGGGATAATGAATCTTAAATCTTTATCGCTGTTTTTTGGTCGCTCACAAACGTGCTCGTATTCCTCGATCTCGAATCCTATCAATTCATAGAAGCGATGATAGGTTCTTCTATAGTCGAAATCGTAACCACATAGCAAACGGTCATAATAATGAGGTTTGGTCTTATATTCGATCACGCATGGATTACCGTATTGTTGGTAAAGATGACGTAAAAGATTGAATACTCGATCGTATTCTTCTGGCTCAGGTGATGCAAAAATGAAATCGAAATTCTCGGAGACACCTCCAAAGAACTCTTCATTAAGGGTATGGATACTTTTATTAACAAAAAAGAATTTTGTGCCCTGGGTAGTATTCATTTGATCTATTTTCTGGAAATACCACTGGGCATCTGGTTTGTCGTCTATGCCGACTACAGTTCCATCTAATTCATGCATCTTAAGAATGGTGCGGATACCGAGGGCGGACAGTCCGTAGCCCGAATTGAGCAAAAGGATTCTTTGCGGATTGTGAAGTAGTCCGAACATAATCTAACCTCTTGCTACAGCTACTCTTATCCATTTAAGCAATTCTTCTTCTAAGTGTTTAATGTATTCCTGATCATCTAAAAATTCTTTATCACACCGATGATCAGGACATTTATTCATATCATTCAACCCTGTATATTTATGTTAGATCTCTAAGTAAAAACTCTAAAGCTGCTTCATAAGTATTGAAACTCTCTGAATCAGGATGTTTAGGCGATATCACCATAAAATAATCCTGATCAGGACAATGATGAATTCCTATATCATCACTAATTGATAATCTCATTTCTGAACTTAATAATTCAAAATCTAAGTATTTTCTATTATCCCATTCTTGCACTACAATTTCAGAATCCATAACATAGCCTCATGCTTAATTAAACATTTAATATCTATTGTCCTTATTGTCCTTTTCTACGTAGAATCTAAGTTTTGGCAATTTATCTAATAGTAGATAGACTCCAAATCCCCCAAATCCTAAAGCACACATAAATATGACAGATACACCAAAGTGATATCCATTCCGAATATTATGCAGATATTCTACGAAAAAATAATCGAATTCTTCTTCGGTCTTAGGAATATCTAAGCCAATTCTGGTTGCCTTGAAGAGATTTTCAATACAATCATTTTCTATCTTAATAGAATTGTATTCTAAACATTCTAACCATTTATCATGGACACGTTCCTTGGTATTATCCTCAGTAGGATAAGTAGCCTCTACTATTGGTATAGTAAGAAGTAAAATCAGTGCTACATAAACTGTAACACCTAAAATTTGTAGTTTTTTCATTAAAACACATCACTTATGAGTCCTATCATTTTATCCGATTTGATTGGTTTAAAGCGAGTAGCAAAGAGTTTATTGAATGGAACCTTGTCCTCTTTGGTGAGGGGTCTGATGTCGAGTAGTTTGGTTAATTGATTGTCTCGTGTGGTTATCTTGGAACGATGGGATCGTTTCTTCTTCTTAGCCGGCTTAACAGATGCTGATACTGATCTGATAATAGAAGAATTTGGATATTGAGTTGAATAATCAATAGCATTAATAAATTCTACGCTACCGGTGACTTGCAAGACTGCTTGGGGAGAAGCAGTGTGTCTGTAGTAGAGATCAAGATAGTTACGTCTCATGATTTCCTGATCCCAGAGATCAGTCTGAGTTCGAGCTCCTTGAATCACATAGATAGAATCCGTATCTCCTCCTATTATTGTCCTACCGGTGAGAAAATCATGTCCGTGAGAAACTCGACCCACCCAATCGGAAGCGCCGAGACCTAACTCCTCTAACAGGATCTCGTAATGCAAATTAGCGAAATTTTCCCGGGATTGTAGCTCTTCGCGACGTTCCTGAGCTTCACGAGCTTCTCTTAACCAATCTTGCCACACTCTCCATACTTCATCTTGGATATGGAATGCCGGTCCATAACCATATAAATAATTGGTTTTACCGGATTTCTTGATGTCCTCGATGGAGATGAAACTGTTTTCGTTAAGCTGCAGACCGTCTCTGGTCATACTGGGCAGATAGATACGCATGAGACTCATTTCTCGAATACACTTCAAGTGCATATTATCTATGAACTCGTAGTTATTAGTGAGCCATGCTCTACAGCCTTTACATTTGGAAGCTTGGAAACTTGTGGATAGGATTCTCATACTATTAAAGCCTCCGGGATGGTAGTGGTAGGGGCATTAAATAAAATCATTAAGCCGATAACATCAACACCATTACTATCGGTTAACCAAATACCGTCATCGATAACATAATCATCGTATTGATACCAGGAGGTGTGATGTCCGTGCACAGTAGGAGAAAAAGTTTTGATTATATAAGAACGACCAAAATTTATATCCCGGTAAAATAGTCTCATAAGCTCCATATTATCAGTATCATAAGTTATAAAGCGTAATCTGTTACCTGGATCAATCTGGAGATAGGAGGCTTTATCGAATATTAGATTGGGAGCAGCTAATTCTCCATGAGGACCATTAGCAAACATATGAATTTTGCTGTAGACTGGCGGTCGTATAGTTCTCTCAGCGTCGTTGATATGATTCTCAAGATAAGTTTTGAAAAATTCTGGATTGTCCTTGTTTGGATGATCGATAAGAGACCTGAAACGACGCATTCTCTCATCGTGACCAGCCTCTGTCAATCCTGGATAAATGGTATCGAAGAAATCCTCAATAAATTGAGGGGTTTGTGTAGCAAAGAAAGGTGGATAGTCTGGAATTATCTCTTCCTCTCGAAGAATAGCTTTAATTCTGATCATATGATTGGCGACTCGTCTATCGGTTGAACCAGCTACAGGAGCAAGTTGAATACGATGATCGGGTTGATTACTACCCACAGGAACTAATGGAAAGTCTGCTGGTATACCACCAGTTGTAAGAGCGAAAATAGTTTGTCTGGCTAATTGTTCGGCTCGTTCAGTATCAGTAACTTCAGTATCAACGAAAGGAACAGGAGGTTGATTGGGTCGTGTATAGGGCTCGCTTGACCACGAACGATGGCTACGTGTATATTCTTGTGGAAGAGGGTCTTCCAGTTGTTCTCGGTTTGGAGCAACACGACCAACTTGTGTTTCCCTGATACGATCATCTTCGTCTTGCTCAGCACGTTCCATAGCTCTGAGTCTGCGACGTTCACCACGTTGTCTATTACGATCATCTTGAGCCTCAATTTGTTCAGTAGTTCGACGACGGTCTCGACCTACACGACCAGTAGTATATTCTCCTGCATCCCTCAGACGTTCAGATTCCTCATTGACTCGAATAAGCTCATCCTGGTTGGTCTGAGAAAACCCCTCGAAACATTCAGTGCACAGAATGACAGGTTTACCCTCGAGTTGGAATGGATGAGCCTCGCCTGTAAAAACGCCCTTGTGAGCACCGCAAATCATAAAATCACTTAATCAGGTATTGGAGCAAGTAACTTGAGATGTTTATCCCAAACATGTTCTTCCCATTCTTCTTGATTGACATCTTTAACTATTCCGCAATAGAAACAGAAAACATTATATCTATCAGTCGTGTTCTTTATTTTCCAGTTGGCTAACGCTACCAATTTCTATCTTCTCCTGTGGTGAGGTTGCTCGTTCATACTTATCTCGCATTCGCATGAGGAAGTGTGTATCGTGGTCTCGTTTTGGGTCGAAATCGGGTGTCGAAAAGTTTAAGACAACAGCTTTAATGCACTCGGCGAAATAGTCTTGCACTCCAATTTCTTGATTAATTAGAGCCTCTCGTTCTTTCTCGGACGGAGGTAAGAGGTTTAAAATTCTGCTGGCATCCAGGACAACGGAAAGGGGACGCAGTAATGCATCCCGATTCGTATACCAGTAGACGGCTACAGCTCGGAGAACCATAGGGCTCTCCTCCTACTCAGTTTCCTGAAGTCTAATCTTTAGCATGAGAAGATTGTTAGCAGCATGTTGAAGCAGTCTGTAGGCTGGAATCCAGTGCTGATCTATCGTCTCGGGCGGAGAATCAAGTAGTGTCTGAGCATTATAGTCAGCAGTTGCTCGAATGTTTTGTAGCTCGTCGAACTCAAATGCTCGCTGAGTATTTTCGGCGTATGTTCGAGCTTCGCCTACCTGTGCTCTTGCATCTAAGCGGAACGTCTCGCGATCTTCCATTTCTGGAAAGAGTTCACCAAAAGTCACGTTAGGTGCTAACGCAGTATTCCCAGTGCTTTTACGTAACATTGTAAAAGACACGTTGCTTGAACCTACTTTTGAGCGTCCCCAGTCGGACACGTTAATACCTTCGTCTTCACATCTGCGAATCAGAGTGGCGATAACTTCCTCAACGGTAGTCTCGGGCATTACTTCGACGCGAAACTCTTTGTTTCTGGGCTCGACATCGATTATAATCTCAGTGCCTTTGGCATCTGAGGATGTTGGTTCTTCGGACATGATATATCACATTTTATTATATTATATAGGTTTTTTAAGTGTTCCCAAAAATCATGGGATGGTCTGCTACTTTTTCATGCTCATATTCAAAGATATGATCTAAACAATTATTATATGCATTCTTCTCCCATGGGTCAGATGTGATCAGTCGGTTATTACAAGCTGTGTGACCACATCGAATATAAACTTCATTGGAATTTAATGATTCTTCTCGAGTTCCTGAGAACCATTGTGGATATGCACTAACCTCGACGTTAGTTAGATCTTGTGGGAATTTTGTCTCGAAGTCTTCGCCTGGTCTAATTTTGTAGGCAATAATCTCGTCTGCTACCCACTGTAAATGTTTTTGTATGAGTGTGAATACGTATCTACGTTGATCCTTGCTCATGGTGAACCAGTTGAGTTTCTGACATCTCTCGCATTTCCTCTGGAAGTTGTTTTCAACGTCGGATTTCTCTTTGAGCCTGGAGTTGCACATTTTACAATATCGATCACCGTGCCAGATGTCCACGAGCGTAGAAATGGAGTCCCAACCTCGACTAACCATATCATCCTCTAATTGGCTTGCAGCCATATCAGAAAATTCTACAAGTTCTCCTTTTGTCGGTAGATGTTGCACAACATTAGCTACATACTGTAGAATATCGGCTATTTTCCAGTGAGCCGATGCAAACTCTTTATCAAGAAAACTACCATAATGGGCAGATATTTCATTCCATGTTGCAGGGAGAAATCCTTTTTCAGTCATTTTATACCAATTCCTACATGCATATTGAATCCTAATTCCGTTTCGCTAAAGACTATCTTAGCATCACAATTTAGACAACGGATCGTAGTATTCAGGATCATAGGTTCCTTTTCCGTAGCTTTCGGCATATTAGTAATCTTTGATCCACACCATGGACAATAAGGTGGATCGAATTTCTTCTTGGGTTCTTCACTCAACTACGGACACCTCGAAAGTTTCGAGCATGTATTTAATGCCCCAGTTTGACTCGAGCACTCCTTCGACGCTGGCAAAAGCGTTTTCTTCACTATCTTCTTCAGTGAAGATCTGGATGACAATATCATCCTCTTTAAATTCAAATTTGTATTTAACCATCTTCTTTAACCTCATGGAAACTAAAAGGTGCACTAAAATCGTCAGCACCAAATATGCGTTTCATAACTACATTTATTTGTTTATGTGCATCTTTTTCAGTTTTAGCATCTGTAGTAATCTCGATTAGACAACCATCGTAGGTATTGATACGTAGCATATATTTAACCATCTAAATAACCATCGTGTAAGGGTTTTTCTAAACATTCATTAATGATCTCGATAGAAGAATCGATGGACTTAATAAGTTCCATTCCTTTATTCTTCATTTTTTCGTCAGATTCAAGGTCTATCATTTTCCAGACATAAGTCTTACAGCTCTCGAACTCGTCCTTGAAATGTTCAAGGCTTGAGAGGCTAATTTCGGCATGTTCAGGCAATTATAAATTCACCTCTGTTGTATTTAATTCGGCAATTAGGACAGAGCCATATATTGTTCTCAACCTTGACAATATGTTTGGCACAAAAGTCCTCCTCGCAATTCCAGCACTCGCTGGGGTTCCAGCTACAGTTATCACAGAAAACAGTGTCACATAGATCATGTGTGCATGTTTTGAGGTGATAGGTTCCGTCGTCACCCTCTCGGACCATAATAAATCACTCCTAAAAAATAAAGAAAAAAATATGTTGAAATCTTCAAATTTCAACTAATCGTATCTAACGGTTGCTCCACGAAGATCAGCAGAGTGACCTTTCGCATCTGAGCGATATATTTTGTGCCAGACTTTTCTACCTAATCTGAGAGCGGGATGATCCCCTTGCATGTGATACACGGTGCTACGGACATAAGAGTTACCTTGTTCATCAAATCTATATTCGCCAACTACATGAGACGAGTCTACTTCTATTTCATACCATTTAGTCCGAGCTCTTCCGTCACCGGTGATACCGCCCTTGTCTTTGGGTGGTTCAGTGGGCTTGATCAGTTCTCTGGTCTTTTTATCAGTGGGCACGAAATACCACTCGCCTTGGCGGAAATAGGGCTTGGTTTGATCGATCTGGGGAGGATGAGTCAAGGCATAATAGAGTTCTTCACCGTTGTCCATGAGTCCAAGAATGTTGTCGGGTATGTAGATCATAACACTGGTAGCGGGCTCGATAGATTGAATCAAGTAGATGAAGTGTTTGCCATCAATCTTGATGATATGGTATTCGACGTTATTAACGGTTTGTTTTGGTGTGCTACCACGTTTGACCAGATCGGGGAGATATTCGAGAGTGGTAAATCCACCATGTGCTACTTTATCGAAGTAATACTTGGGGAGTTCGTTATCGGAGCCTGTTCTCTGCATATCTTTGGTCCAGTTGATTAAGAAACCAGGAATCAGTTGTGTAGTGTCGGGATAATGGTCGAAACATTTTTGCCTGAGTGACCAGACATCTCCACCTGTTAGTGCGGACTCGATAGATTTCTCAGGGTATAGATGGAAGTATGGAACTCCGTTCTTAATCCAGCGTCTTCCGATGATCTCTTCAAACGAATAGAAGTCATTATCTCGGATAGACACTCGTTTATGGGCATGTGGAGTAGTGGCGTATATATGTTCATTCCAGGAGTCGGCTTTGTAATACCACTCCAGTTTTCCGTCGACCAGTTCAGTGTGACAAAATGCAGTAAATACACCCGGCTGTTCTCCTAAGATGATATCCTTATGAATGGTGTAGTTGTGGTCACTTCCATCAGCGTTCTTGTAGCTGTTTATGATTTCTTCGGTCGCACGCATCCTGCTTTGGTCGTAGGTGCTCTTTTCTGGGTTGGGCTGGGGCAGGTATTTGTATTTGTTCTTGCCGAACATGGTCATAGAATGACGTTTCTTACTATGGTCCATTTTGTTCAGTTTCTCGAGATTCTCGAGAGCGCTCTTGCGTTGTATTGTTTGATTCTCGTTAGAGTTACGGTTAACAACATCAGCCATGAATTTATCGTATTCGTCTTTACACCAATCGATTTCTTCCTTGGTTAATTTCTGTTGACCGTTCTCATGCCGAGTAATTATCGCCGATATCTCGTCCAAACGATGTGCACTAAGGTCATATTTTCGTTGGAAATGAGATGCCTCGATTTTAGTCTCTTCGACTGTTTCTATTACTTGTTCTGACATATTTCTATTCCTTCAGCAAGGGAATTAAAGAATTGCTCGATACATTCAACTACTGGTTTAAAGCAGTCTATCAGCAAATCTACGATTTCCATGAGGGGTTTGACAATTATTTCGTCGCAATTACCCTGACATGGGTCACATTTACAAAAAAAGCATTCAGGTTTGGTCTTCTCGCTTAATATTCGCATCTCTCAATTTCCTATAATCGGCGACCATTTTTAATAAATCAGGTCGACGTTTTAACATTTTACCATGTTCGGTAATTGCAGAGAGGATACAATAGGTTAAAACTGTTTCGATATCGTAATGCACGCACAAGAAGTCAAATACATCATTAATATCAACGTCTATCTCTAAGGTTAGATGTTCGGGTGAGACGATGCCACTATCGACTATATGGACGAGTATATGTCTCATGATCTCCAGACGTTTCTCGATTGACAGATTGACCATATTTATCTTGGGCTCAACCGTAATGATGTCTCGACGTTTGCAGCCGGGACAAGTATGCTTAACTTTCAACTATTATACCATCCTTTAATTTTAATTCCATGGTGACGTCACAAACAGGGCATGGTGGTTTCCATGTTAGGGGCTGATCGTTATCGTATTTGATGTAGACCACGACCTCGGAGGCGTCACAGCCCTCTTCTTGTTCACAGTAGAAATGATAGCTCTTCATCTAATCACTCTCCAAAAATTCCATGTCGGTGTCGCACATAGGACATGAGGGTCCACGGAATCCTTTAGGACGACTGTATTTATACGTTATGAAAACAGTAACGTTTACGGTGTCACAATTATCATTACTACATGTATATGTGTCTCTCATATTAGGATAATCTGTGGTGCTGGAGACTGGCTTGATATCGCCATTCCCTGAGTCGTTCGATGAAACGCTCACGAACGTCGGGAGTCATATCTTCGAGAGGAGTAGCTCCTTCGATATACTCTGTGCTAACAAGATCCTCATCCTCGTTGGGGAAATTCTTCTTCCAAACACCGAAGAAAACAATATCATAAGATTCATATTTTGGGATGTAACGCGGTAAATGAGCAGGGCGCTTATGGCTATTAATATATTCTTCAATGTAATCCATACGCTCAGCCTGTTCAGAAATTTCGATGAATTCGACCTTGGCGTAACCTCCAGGGTTGATGATCTGATTCCAGAGGGATTTCTTAACCGAAACTCCAGTGAACTCGGTCATTAAAAGATGCAGCAAGTCTTTATCTTTAAAGAATACCAGCCGTAGTTGCTGGACTCGCTGATTGTTTACTTGTTCAGTTATATCACTCATGTTGGGGTGTCATCCTCCATAGGATAAGGGATAGACTCGTAGAGAGTCTCGGGTGTTTTACGACCCATGTGCTCGATAGAACCAAAGCTGTGACCTCCACAGTATGGACATCTATGATCCGTTATTTCTTTTGATTTATCGCCAAAAAGGGCTCGTAACCAACCTAATAATTGGATACCATCATACCCGATAATTCGGGTGATTGGTGCAGGAAATTCTTTCCAGCAGTCATAACATTGATACTTCATGATATTCTACCTGCTAAACGATTCAAGACCCAGCATCTCTCGCAGCGATCGTGGTGGGCACTTTTCTCGATGTCTTCACCACACTCGACGCAATTCATGATACCAGTCTTGTGATGGTATCGAGTCATGGTCTTAGTGCGTTGCCTTGCTCGTTTGATCATTTTTCTTGGCATATTATATTGACCAATTCCAGTCTTCGATCTTGACTTCTTCGGTGATACTCTGCATATTGATATTATCGTAGATGTCTTGAGCCTCGAAAGCCTCGTGCGGCATGAAACTACCATTTATTACTTCAGCCATCATGTAGGTAGTGTATCTCTGCTTTTGCTCAGTAATAAATTTCATAAACTCGGCTGCGTGAGCTTTGCTTTTCACTTGAAAGAATTTCTCGTAAAGGGATTGTTTTCCGGGCTCATTATCATCAAAGAACTGGATTCGGATAACTTTAGGATATTCTTCATTCATTCGTCTTCAGCCCCCGATGCAATGCCTGCTAATTGGTCGATGGTATCAGCCCGATCTTTTTCCTGCTCGTAGGTATGCACGACCTGTTTGATCTGCAAAAAATAAGCGGACATGACCCAATTCTTATCTTCTTTATGTTTTCCCATGTCTTCCTCGCCCTTATGGACGAGTTTTGCTATCTTCTTCATATAGCCTTTGTAATCTACTTTCAATATTGTTCATATCCTTCGTTTTTCTGCTTTGAGTTGGAGAGGATGCGCGAAATGTTTGTGTCTTATTACGCCTGCCTCGTTCTTAAGCTTCCTCAGGCAGTAATCGCATCTAATCCGGCGATTGAAGAACTTATTTGCGTCTCCGGAATTACTCATTTCTTTAGTGCCTCTGATAAGATTTTTATTAATGTATCACCAGAGATTATACTCTGGAATTCGCCTGGTGCTCTGGTGAGTCCCATAATCTCTTCCATGATTTTATTTAGATCAAACATATCGTCTGATGTCAGTTGATATTTCTTCAATATTATTCATATCCTTGTATAATTTCATTTGGAAAATTCCTCAGTGATCGATACTCGGTTTGTTTCTTCTTTCATAATATCTAATTTTGTGATGTCTGGTATTATCGCAATCTCTCCCTTCAAAGCATTCCTCATTACATTCTCCACGAGGAATACCGGGAATTATTTGGATGGGATAATACCTTAACTCTCTCGGATCGGAGTAATCGTAGGCATCCTCCATTACATCGGCATTGGTAGCATAAGTTGGTTCGTATTTCTTGATCTCGGGCTCTTCTAAGGCTGCAGACTCCTTTTGAAAATGTTGCCAACCGCAGTAAGCACAGAATACGTCAGCGGGTTCACGGAGCATGTCGCAATTCTTACAGTGACTGGTGGGCTCGGCTGGAGGCGGACGCACTGGTGGGGCTTCTTCTTCCATTCTTCGGAGCCAACAAAGGATACGAACGAGAGTAGCATTTTCGATGTTCTCGTATTGAATAGACCCTTTAGTGGTAGTCAATTGCAGAGACTCGAGCTGATCAAAATATCTGGCTTTGACAAGCTTGTAAGGGACATTAAACTTGATAGCATAGTCGCTTAGTTTATCAAGTATTTGTTCGGAGGTATTTTCGATATTCTTTTCATGTAGGGTCTTTTTACCGAATAGTTTCATTTATTTCGACTCCTGAAGCGGTCGCAGTGACCGTTGATATCCACTACGAAATTGTAGCGGGTGCAGAGAAGCTCGCTGTTCTTCTGTCGCCAAAATGAGCTCTCGCAATTATAACACGTCTCCGGATTGATGAGCGTGTAATAGTTTGGTGGCTTCAGTTGAGTAGGGGACATAATCTAACACCATCACTCGGTCAGCTAAGATTGTGCCATCTGGCAACATGTTGAGATCACATACACGTTTCGTGTCCTGATATTCCATATGCCAGACAAAAGTGTATGGTGAGGGCTCGTATAGACACATATATATTTGCATATAACTCGCACCATTGAACTCAGCCATGAATTCCCACATAGCATCGATGTTATTGAAAACGCACAATGGACCAGCGAATTCCCATGGTTTCGTCCACTCGTTGAGTTTGTAGTGTGTTAACCCACCTCCATTCTGCATAACAGACATTAGGCTCTCCGTTCCGTTCCGGTGATTCTCTCGACGGAGTAATTTAAATCCTCGTAGTTCAGTCATCGGAAATCATCAATCAGCTCGTTCTTACCACGTTTGGTAAGTTCAGCCATTATTCGTTTTCGGTGTTTATCACCGGTATAGGTTCTCAGCATATAATGAGTTCGCTTATTCGGGCATCGACTAAGCATATGTTTGAACATATGATCATCGCAATAATAATCGAGGCACTGGACGCATTTAGCCACGAATAAACTTTGGCATTCATCATAGTATGCTGAGCATGACTCGATGAGCGGGCTATCGTCCGCTGCTGCTTCGTAGTCGTAATAGGGTGAATATGCCATAATTTTTCACTTCTTACATTTGGTGAACTCGCTCATGATCCTCGATTATCTTTATCTGTCTGGTTCCGTCATCGGTGGAGGTCATGCCTCGCACGTCAGCGGGATCGAAGTTATACTTCTTTCCCAATTTAGCCCAGAATTTGGTCAGGTTTCCTTGCCTGACCTCATATTCTTTCGTTCGATATGAGAGTGCTATTCCCACAATATCATTTGCTGGATCGGGTCTGACCTCCCAGCGAGCATCCATAGAGAGCTCGTTCAGGTAATCATACTCGTGCTGTTCCATTTTTTGTAGTTTCATGTTATTCACTTTTAAGCTTGTTAACTTCGTCAATAATCTGAATCAAAGCCCTGATGGCTTCTGCCTCGGTCTCGAAGTCCGTGTGGATACACCTGTCAAGAACATCATAGTATCTGGTGTCCTTTAACGAATGATCGTGTCGCTCGAGCATATGGATTTCGATTGTTCCATCTATGCAGATCAATTCTTCTGGGCATTCGCATTTTTCTGGGTAATCCCAGATCTGATCAATGAAGTATGGTCCTCGTTCAGAACCGTCTCGTTTAAACGGATCAGGATCAGGCTCACATGAGGGACAATAATGAATAAAGAATAAGTTCTTTACGTCCATGAGCTCAGATTTCTGCAAATCCTTGACATCTAATCTATTTTCACTCATTTGAATCACTATTGGTATATGAATCTAATTTAGAATCACAGGCTGGACACTTGGGGTCTCCGAGGTCTTTCTCGTTAATCCACTTGGTCTCGGGTGGAATTGAGACCTTGACCTTTAATTTTACTTCTCTCGCTGGACAATCACCAGCAACGCATCTAAAGTGCAGGATTTTTTCTGACATTTTAATCACTCAATTTTATCTCGAATGTATCTGAGCTTAAGCTTATGACTTTATCCCATGGGAAGCCATATTTCGCACCCAGTTTCTTCCAACAGGCGTTGACAGACTCTCGGGCATGATCTGCCATTGAGGTTTTGCCTCCGTCCATGGTAATAACTGGAGTATTTGCAGCAATTGCTGACAAACGAATAACCTCGCTATATTCTTCTTTTGTAATAGTTATCATAATCTTTCCCGCTGGTGAGGACACAGCTACTTGCAAATAGCTTGCCCGGCTCGCTCTCCTGGGAAAACCAGGTGCGCTGCCTTAGCTCCTCGTCGTCTTCCGTGCTCGACACGATTCAGGATATGCTTTCATACCTTGGAAAATAGGCGATCCTTGGACTCCGACCAGTTTCGGGTAATTAATTGGCGATAAATATTGGTGTTGCAGACTATGAAAGGGAAAAACAAATGTGAAACCCTACCAGCTCGTCGCCGAGCGAGGATCTGCAAGTTATTTCTTTTCCTGCTGGTGAGTGCACTCGTAGACCATAATTGGCTTCTCTCGGAATAAGATAGCCGGTCTAATCCAGTTTCAGGAGATTAAATAAAAAAATATAGAAGATATATATATAGTTTACTTGATTTCAATAAAGGAATGGTGATTGGATTTTTCGATTAATGCATCGATATAGGATCGTAGGTTGAGCAATTCCTCTTTTCGAGCCATATTCTCGACTTCGTTGAATAACAGCTCGGGGATCATCTCGAATTTCTCAGCAGCTTCTTCGGGGAGTTTACCTCGCATATTGAGTTCTTGCTGGGCTACAGCTACTTGCTGAGCTCCGTTGTGGTTATTGAGACATGCGAAGAGTGAATCGTATCGGTCGAACAGTCCTTGCTTCAGCAAAAGTCCTTCGGCGATGGTGTAGTTCTTATTCTCGAAATGAATGGTTGTTTTGATGTTCGATTGCTGAATAGCGATCTTGACATCATTATAGCGTTTGATCAAATCTTGTGCGGACTTGAACTTGTCTTTAACAAAGTCTCGTTGGTTCTCAATCTCGTCTTTAGATCCTTTCTTTTTGGAAGCGTAGCGAACAATTTCTTGCTGTCGCTGACTTAACAGTTTATCTATTCTCTTTAGCTCAGTAAGACCATCTGCGACGGTCATCTGATTAGTTTCGGTTGAATACTTTTCTGCTACCATTTTTATCAACTGGTGTAATACTCGCCACCCACCGCTCGGCGTAACCGTAGGTAACTTGCCCTCAAAAAACCAATGCCACTCCTTTCGGAATAAAGAGCGGAATTCTGTGAGCCTTGAGACCTGAACCTTGAGCATCCTGAGCTTTGACTCGTTAACTCTTAGCTTTGATCTCTGAGCCCTGAGGAGGGTTCCTTTCGGAACTTCGTCCAAATCGAAGGGTGAGGGCAGTTAATTTCGGTTAATTCGGGTGGTAATATTACCATGAACTAATAATGCCCTTCGATTAGTGAGAAGGCGAGGATTTGAACCTCGGTTTCGGGTTGCCTCAGGTGGTTAGCCTGTGCGTTGCACCGTGGATTACCATCCGATACGCTGTCCCACTCTCCTTAACGAGCGGGCAATCTCTCGGGGTCAATCCTACCTTCTCAATGTTATTTCAGAAAATTTTATAGTGTTATAAATATAGAAGTTTCGGTTATGATTTCGGCACATGATCACACGGCGATAGAATTCTCCAATTTTGACTCGCCTGTCGATGTGCGGACGTTTGCCGTCTCCTGCATAGGGATAGCCGCAACCACAAGGAAGTGTGGGCTTCTCCTCGGGCTCGAGGGTCTTGGTGATTTTCTCCCAGCAATTCCTTGATGTGTGATCGGGCTTGAAGCAATTGTGACAGTATGTATCCAATAAGCTCATGATCTTTGTTCTTCATCTCTTTTTATGAATGCTATAAGAAATATGAGAGCTTCTTGATAAGTGTTGAAGTGTCCACGGGCTGGAATTCCAAAGATATACCATCTTAGATCAGTATCGTCTACGCTTCTATCGAATTGATCATACCGACAGCAGTGGATCATGAGGGGCTCGCCATATTCGTCAGGAGGCTCATAGTGAGGCATTTCCATTTGCACGGAATCATCGTGCATGAAACCATCATAATCGGTAAGCGTGGAATCCATAAAGGTCTTGAAATCCACCATTTGATTGAATTTAGGTGTTTTAACGTGTGTCATCTGTTGAAACTCGCATTACTGGTGACTGCGATCTCGGTGTGATTACCGGGGACATGAGAATTAATCTCGTCAACCATTTGCTGGTCTCGGTCCAGGATTGCCTGCATGAATCGTTCCATGTCTTGACCACAATGGTCTTTGAAACCAAGCCAAATCTGAGTGCCTCGGATATTCATATCATCCAAGTGAAGAATTTTTATTAAACCAGTATCAGGGTCTTTTTGCATCATTTGACCCAGAACATTAGCTGCACCGGGATTACCCTCGGACATAAGGGTTAATACTTCTAATATAGAAGTTTTTAAGTCTATTTTTTTGCGTGCCATTTGTTAGACCTCTATGATGCTCTCGATAAAAGCAAGGGCGTCTCGTTCGGACTCGGTATTGGGTAAGTCGTAATACTGTGATCGTAAATCCTCGAAGTCGGGTAGTCTCATGAGTAATCCGTAGTCGGTCATGTATCTGAGTGCTAATGCTACGGTTCTCTTGCCTAATTTGAATTCGGCTTGAACCTGCTCGGGTTTGACCGGTCCATGCTTCTTGACATATTTTCTGATGTCTCGAAAGCGTTCTTTCATAAATTCTTTGTGTTCTGTCAACTGACTGAACCTCGGTAACTTGACTTTTGCAAAAGTCAAGTGGGTATATCAAGCTTTCGATCCTGTGAGCGAATCTCGGACTGCCATGGTGACAGACTGCCCGCTGCAGGATTTTCGGCGATGACTTTCTCGAACGAAAGTTCATCGGATTGCTCGATGAAAAATTGAATAATCCTTCGGAACGCTCGACCATCGAACGCTCTCTCGAAAGAAATAATTATAATATATATATAATATATGGAGAAAAAAAGAGAATTATAAATCCTCGAATACTCGCTTGAATTTCATAGGCACTCGGACGTCGCATCGTTTGCATGTGTAGTAGGCTTGGACGTCTTCTTCGTTAATGCGTATGTCTCGGATAGCAACGCCTTCATCGGAGAGTTTGTGTTTGCACTCGCCTCGCTTGGCTCGGTTAACAAAGTTGTCTAATGATTTAGCGAACTCTCGTTGTTCCTCTGGTAAGAAATCGTAGTCGTTTACATCTTCGATAGGTTTCGTTCGGATGATATACTTACCGTCTTTATGTTTGAGGATATTCCCGTATTCATCATGGGTCTCGTGCCAATCATCTGGACTCATTTCATGAACACCCCACAGGTCTCGCTTTGATTCATAATATGTTCATGGTAGGTTTCCAGACATCGCTCGCAGATATCCCTTCTGTCGGGCTTCGGAGTTAGGTTGAGATCAAGAATCATAGTGTTCTGGGGTGTAGTGGGCTGGAGGAATTGCTCGGGTTTAATGCCTTGAATACGAACAATGCAAATACCCTCGTCGGAATTGAACCAGATTTTGCCTGTGTTGAGGTCGATCTGGAGCTCGCCCTTGAGATTAATCATTTTGATTTCTCCTCGTATTCCAGGGATGACTGGGAGCATTCTCGGTATAATCGACCGATGGATGCCAGCAGGTCTCTCACAAGTTCTACTGGGGCTCGTAACTCGATATTTTCCCTGAATTTTTGTCGAACTCGGTTAATATCTTCTTCCCAGCTCGAATCAACTTCGTCGTCAGTCAACTTCCCACACCTCAAGCAATTTGTCAATAGATTTGTAGGTCTTAAGAGGGAATTTTTTGACGTCCTTTGGATATCCGTCCATGATATCATACTTCCCCATCTTGACAATGGTAAGAGGACTCTTGTGTTGAAGAATATCCATGAGTTCAGGCATTTCAATGGTCAGCGTGACTGATGAGAAGATAGTAGCGAATTGTCTGGGCTCTTTCTTGTCTATTAATTTTAAACATAGGTAGCCTCGTTGTCCATCAAGAACGGATTGAATCTCGTCTATGGACATTTGAGTCAGGTCTACCTGTGGGCGATTAGTTAATGCTTCTTTGAGTTTGTCAAAGAACTCGCTCGCAGGCATATCATAGCTCTCGCCAATATCAAGATCAATGATACCAACAGTAGCTTCTTTCTTAGGTTTGTTTTCTTTTTCGTTTTTTGCCATATTTTTCACTCCTTGCGGAATTTATTTCGTCAGCTCTGCCTCGGCAGGTAGCACAAGACCTCTCGGTCTGCCATATGAGGCATGGGTAGTCGTGGTTGGTCGCTGAAAGACCCCAGCGCTCGTCAGTCAAATTCGTCGTCTTCCTCGAACTCTTCAAAGGAGATAACAATTTTACCTTCGCAAAGCTCGTCTTGGTGACCACAAATCTTACACTCGCACAAGCGGTGCCAATGACCTTCCTCGATCTCGTATCGAAGTAGGAATCTCGTGTTTTGTGGTTCGTGTGAATGCTCGGTCATAGTGTGACTCCTTGTAATTTGTTTCCACAGTTTTGACAGAAGATAGAATCATTTAAGTAGATGATGTTACAAGTCTCACATATACATTTATTGTTGACCACTTTGTGAGCGTAGAAGATACTCACTCGTTCAGAATAATCTCGTTTCATGAATATATTCTTAAAGGCAGCCAGTTGACCCTCTCGGATCGCTTCTGTGAAGTCTGTCATTATCGGCGTTTCCTTAGATAAGTTCGGGCAGCAATCATGTGCTCCTTAGATATAACATCGGGAGACCTCTCGTGCTTCTCGAAATTGGACTCGTTGCCGGTCCAGACGTAGCCTCGTCTACGACGATAGCATCGCTCGTCGCAATATCCTATTTGTTTCTCGATCCCATGAAGATGGGCTCGGATAGTATAGCAGTTATGTTTTCCTCGATTAGATACGTCTTTGATTACCAAAGTCTCGGTTTCCATGAGAGTCACTCGCTGTTGATAGTTTCGTTTAAATCCAGAAGATTTAAAGGTTTCGATACGCCTCGGGGCTCGGACTATACAGCAAATTCCTCGATCGGGTGGTGACTTGGGTGCTCGTGCGTCTAACCAAAATGTTTGAGTAGTTGTCATTTCACTCCTCGTTTAGCAATTAGTGAGAACCGATGAAGGTTCGTAGGACTACTCGGTTGATACCAGCGGATTTACTCGCTGAGAAAAGAAATAGCACTCGTTGGCTAAGAAAATTTTGCAAAAAAATTTTAAAAGAGAAGAATTAGAGCCATGAGGCTCGATAGGAAACGATCCTAATTCGTTGCTTTCAAGAGACCAACCTTTAAAGCTGCAGTTTTGATCTGCTCGTAGGAACTCAGCATATATTTATTGACGATTGGGGAAGCTCGTTGAAGGAATCCAAACACCTCGCTAATACTGTCGAAGTATTTCTGTTGTAACTCGTAGAGAGCTGCAAATACGTTGATAGTATGTTTGATGTCGTCCTCGTTAGGCTCACCGCCAACCTCCTCTCTTAGACCTGCGGCTTGACCTTTCCAAGAGTCGATTAACTCGGATACGTTGGGATTGAAAAAGTAACCGTCAGGATTACCAAGAGCTGACTCGTCGGGTAATAAGAGTTTTTCCTCGAAGGCAATTTTAATCAAAGCGTTAGAGCCAGTGAATAGAGCTCGGCAAGTTTCAGCAACTCGGTAGTATTTCTTGATCTCGGCAAGGTTTCTGTCGAATTTCTGTTTAGTTCTTGAGATAGTTCTCAGGTTCTTGAAATCAAGGACTGCTTCAGCTCGGTCAGCAAGAGTTGTTATAGCTCGGATAGCTGCAACCTCCTCTCGTTTGGCTAAGGGAAGAGTGAAGAAGTCGAAGTAACTGTTCTTGAGGAAAGAGGGATTGGAATATCCGTTTATCTCGTTCACAATTACTGCCAATTTAAGGATACGTGATTTGTTGATTTGTTGGACTGAATAACCGACTTGTGCTCGTTTTCGTGATCTATTGACTCGTTGGGTAACTGTGTTACTTAGATAAGTAACCATGTCATCCATTTCCTCGTGGGAAGCTATGTGTTTTTGGATTTGTTCTTCACTCGATAAGTCAAGTGAGGACATAGCGTCGGTGGAAGTAATTGCAGCTTGTGTTTCTGGTTGGGACTCGGGCTTATTCTTAGCGGCTTCTTTTTCTGCTTTAATTTGGGCTTTAGTTTTAGGTTTTTGTTCATCTACCATGTGGAATTCACCTCCTCAAGCGGTAGGGTAGATCGCTTGACTGGGTATGTATATAACTCGATACACTCATATTGAATACTCGGTATGAGTTTTATATCAAGGAGATATGGATAACTGGTAAGCATGGGCGTATATGGGACTCGCATGACAATCGGCTCGGTCAATTTATTTCTTTTCCTCGCTGAGCTTCAACAATCTCTCTAAATCTTCTTTGGACTCGGAATACCAGAGTAAGACCTCGATGGTTGTTTTCCACTCGCTGAATTTGGGTGTCTCGTTCAATTTATTTATCACTCGTTCAATTTCTTTTCAATCTCTCGGATGGCTTTTCGATTCTTCTTACGTCTTTCTCGGATCACTCGGGCTTGTTCTGGAGTTATCTCAAGGAAGTCTAACATATCTACCTCGATCATTTCTTCTTCACTCGTGGAAAAAAAGAAATAAAGCCACCAGCTATGTTTCTCGTTCATTTTTGTTCCATCCTTAGTTGCTCTTGTAGGAAAGAGAAGGGATCGACATATTTACTCGGCTGCATCATGGCTTTGAGGACTCGTCGGGGTAATGTGGGTTTGGGTTTCTCTGGAGGGATATAGTCTTTGGAGAGCTCGTCGAACTGTAGTTTAACTGTGCGTTGGCGTTGGTTCAAATCTGTAGCTTTAGCATACCACTTCTTAGTAATGAGACCCTCAGAGTCTCGGCGTAAGCGATACCATCGACGAATAGATTTGTTACTTATACCACTCGGTAGACTCGCTGTTCTACTCGCATCGGGATTGCTTTCTACCTCGACCTCCACAATGTAGGTAATGGTTTTGTTTTTGGTTATAACTCGTCGGGTAAATGTAGGTGGGAGAATATATTGTTCTAACTCGGCAAGGATCAGGTTTCGTTTTCCTTCGGACATCCTGAAGATTTGGACTGATTCATAGAAGGAGATAAGGGCGTGTGGCTCACGCTCGGGCATAAGTAGTGAGAGTAACTCGATAGTTTTAATCATCTCGTGTAGTTCGTATATTCGTATATCCATACCAGTTACTCGGGTAGGAACACCGATTGTCAGACCTGACTCGTCGTGAGTTACGCCTCGTTGTGAGGGATTACGCCCTCGTTTACGTGATAGAAATAACTCGGGGTTGTTGTGGTAGTTATAGAGAAGCCCCCACATAGAAAAGAAGTATTTGGTTCTGGTTAATACCCTCGCTCTAATTTTAGTTCGATCTTTTTTCAGTAATTCTAACTCAAACTCGTTCTCCTCAAACTCGATCCGTAGATTGAGCTCGGCTAACTGTTGATCACAAGCGATAGTTTTGGAATACCACTCGTTAAACCTACGTAGTCGGGACTCGTCTATCCACACGACCTCTTCAGAGGACTCGTTCAGAGAGGGGTTAGCACTCGGTAGCATAAAGTATATCTCAAAGTGTTTTATTTATTTAGAGGGAAATTGTCTTTATAAAGGAGAGTAGTTGACGAGTGCCAAAACAAGCGGATATTTGGGCAGCAATTGGCAAACGGACGGTAAATCAAGGCATCGAGTCCGAGTGGCGAAAAGCTGAAATGTGCTTGGATTTGATTAGCACTCGTTCAACGAGTGGGTAAATGTGCTTCGGCTTACGCAACGGATGGTAAGCTGAGCTAACGAGTCGTGAGGTCTTGACATTTTTTGTTTTGTGCACGAAATCTGCTTAGCTTTGGGATTGAGTGCGTGGATTGGGCACTCTTTTTGATTTCCTTAACAGATTTCGCTGCGTTCAAATGTAGTGCAGCACTCGGCGGTGAATTAGCTGTCCGTTCGTCCAACGGAGGTCAGGGTAGGGCGTCGAGAGGTAGTCCGAGTGATCGATCACGCTTGACGAGGGTGGATTTGAGTAAAAGCGTGTGGAGTAAATCCGAATTAGCGGCTATACGGACTAATGCGAGTGTTAGCGAGCACTTTGTCCGACAAGCTTGTAAGACAACTTTTACAGAACGGGCTATAATAACGATAGTGATCGAGTGTGATGGGTGTATGTGCAATATTTAATTGTAATGTTCAAATTACAATTACCCATACCCAAGTGGGTGAGTGAGTGTTCATTACTACCCATAAAAAGACAAAAAGCAATCGGGATAGCATAGGTAGATCGTCAGTTATACGAGTGGTTTAACCTCTGCATCGCTAAAATACCTATTGCAGGAGAGCCCCTCATGCCCGATGAAAAAAGAGGGACATCAGAAAGGTGGTCTTAGAGAGCTGGATACACCGCTGCGTTGAGATTGCATTAGTGTTCAGACCAGAAAGTCGATCGACCGAGTGCTCAAAAAGACAAAAAGATCGAATCTGGGAACAGTCCGAGCACGAGTCCGAGAACGAGTCCGACATCATAAGAATAGTTTAGTTTGGAGGGGGGTGACCGAGTGCTTAAGTCCGATACCACCGAGCACGAGTCATGAGCATGAGAACGAGCACGAGTCAGGACGATCAGCCCAAAGAAGCCGAGTTTGAGCATGGGTGCGTTATCCCACCGAGTCCGAGTGCGAGTTAAAAAAATAATAGTTCAGGGAAATGAGGCAAATGCATGGGTTCGTGGCAGGACGATTGCCCTGGTCCAGGAGTCCGAGTCCGAGTGCCAAAAAAAAAATAAAAAAAAGAAAAAAAATATTAGAATAAGAATTTGGTTTCTTATGTAGTAGTTTATTCTATAAAATCTTGTTCTATGAAGATAACGAAGTCTATTTCAGCTTTCGTTAATTCCTCATTATTAATATCTTTCCTTGTTATTCTTGTATACTCAAACCTTGCTATTTCTTTGGGAGTAAATATATATCCTTTGCTCATTATTGATTACTCCTATTATTCTCTTAAGGTTTGGTGAACGTAATACCTAATAACCTTAACATATTGTCTAAGTAATGGAATCCACTCTAAAACTCCTGTTTCAATTACTTCTGTTTTATCATACTTGTTTATGTCTTTAGGGCTTATCTCTACTAAATCGTGCATTATTCTATCACTCCATTTAATTATATACCGAGTTAAATCTATTACTACTTAAATTCGTGAGTATTAAAAAAGGGAAGAAGAAATTGGTTATAGTAGATTAGCGTATTGGTTAATCCTTTACGCTATAAGGGAAAGGAAGTTTATAGAAGTTATGAGATCGCTCAGAGATTGTCTTAAGGGTTTTAGATGTTTTCTCATCTAACTTAGACTGTAATTGTTTTACCGTTAAGTTCTTCTCTGAGAAAGGTTTAAGCTTTAAGGTATCATCGCTTATTACGTTAAGGAATTGCTTAAATTGGTAAGGAACACAAAGCTTTGGGTTATTGGTTTGTAACCCTGCTATTGTTCCATCTAAGACGGGATTATAATAGCTTATCCCAGCTCTGTGCATATATCCCTTAACGACCTCTATATGTGTATTGCCTTGCTTGTATTGAGACCTTTTAGGATTATCTCTTAGATAGAAATGGATATTGCTCTTAGAATCAAAGAAGCATTTGTAAAAGGTTTGTTGTTCTTCAGTCAATAGATCAATCGTATATTCTTCTAAGTTAGGATTAACTCCAAAGGTTTCTTTTGACTTCTCAATTAAAACCTCTTGGTCTATGAGCTTATTGAATCTTTTCTCATAACTTGGGCTTATCTTATCATCAACAATAAGATAATTAAAGGCAGCTCTAACTTTGGAGTTAAAATTTCCATTACCATAGTTAAGTATGTTACCTTTATCGTCTAAATAATCCATACTACCCGCAAAAGAATCTGCTGTAGAAGAACGGCTTATTGGTGTTATTGCTAAAGCTAACTCCAATATTTCCCATATATGAGACCAATTAGACTTAAGTAGTCTTGTCTTGTTTTGAATTAAGCTCTTAGCTACATTAAAACCAAAAACTATAGGATGATAAATATCCATAGCATCATTAAGCTTCTTTTTGCTGCCCTTTAGGACTGCAGGATAAGTAAAGACGTTATCAGACCCAACGAGTTGATTAAATACTATCTTTAAAGTAGTAGTTGCATCTATTGTCTCCATATCAGGTAAGCTTTGTATTCTTAGCTTTGTTGACCTCTTAGAATCCATTCTTTCCTTTTTAGGACTTACAATATCACTAAATATATTGTAAGAGTCGTAGTTAGTCTTAGACTTACTACGTAACAATTCGATTTGTTTTTCTATGTCATTTGTATCCATATTGTTCACACCTATTTCTATTAGTATATTCACTTATATATATACCGTCTTTTCGTGCTATCTTACCTTAGAGAGTGAAGAAATGAAGAAGTAGTTGACTTATACACTATGAACGTAATTGAATCAGAGAGGTTGTAGTAAATTCAAGGCAGACCTAACAAGTTTTTACGGTTCAGCAATTAACACACGTGAAAGCTGAGAATTACACGGCAGCGGTTTTTTAGCTAACTTTACGCTGCTTAAAACTAATACTGGTTTAATTTTTTTATTCATCTATCACTTTACCTTTATTTTGTCTTATATTATATATAATACTTCTCTTTATAAATCCTTTGTTTTTTCCCTTTTAGTTACCTAAAGGAGTGCAAATTAGGGTTCCTAACGAGTTCCGCAAAGCAGCAGCTATTAGCAGCTATATTATAACCCTATTCTATCTACTTGTGCAGCTGTATTCTTATCTAATAACATTAAATTAAAAATAGAGCATAAATCAACGTTTATAGCTGCAAATAAGCTCAGTTCAAACAAATCTACGAAATTCGATGATCTGCAGGATTTCTGGGCACAGTCGCTCACCCAGCTGGGGAGATTGACCTGCAAAAGCTCTTACCCCACACAAGAGTATCCGACCCTAAAACAGTAACAAAGATCGGAGGGGGGTATCCAATTAGAAGAGGAGGTGGTTGAATTCCTGCGGGAAAATCAACCTAAAACAACAGGTAAGAGAGGAACTGGGTGAGAAGAATAGCAAAAATAGAACCAGCAGTCCAAACTATAGCAGTCCGACGAATACGTTTCTTGGCTAAAACGTGAGCCTTAGCAGCCGTATCGTAAAAATGTGAGTCAAATACCTCCATAGTGTTATAATGCTGATTCAAGCGTTCCTGTAGAGCCTCTGGATTGACCTCGAGCACGAACTGGAGCAGATTGCGATGTGTATCAATTCTTTGCATACAGTCCTGGTGATTAGTAATTATCTCCATAGAAATAATCTGCTTACAACCGGCACAGCGGATCTCACCATCACCAACAATACTCATTTGAACTTTTATCCTCTATAGTATTTCATATTTCACAAACCTAAAAAAGCAGGTTGATAATACCCAGTCCGATGAACGAGCCCACAAACGCACCGAGAGCAACACTCACAATATGAATCAATCCGCGGTGACGAGCATACATACGAATAGCCTCTCGATTATGGCGACGAATACCTTCACCATAAGCCACCATCAGAGACTCCATACCAGCCCGATAATTAAGGAGCGAATTCCGCAGTCTCTCGTCGTTGACCTCGATCTCAATCTCCAAAGAAGTAGCATGCCCTCTCTCCAACCGAGCAGCTCGGAAAGCCGTCATCAGGTTCTCAAGGCAATCCATATGAACCAGAATGTTCTCTACGGTCACTTCTTGCCTGCAACCAGGACAACGCCTCTCACCTTCGTCAACAACACTCATTTCACAGACCTCTTATCAAGAGAATGCGTTAAAGCAATGACCGCAATAATGAAGGTCACGCGTTCTATAGTCGGTTCCCCGGTAAGGTCAATCATAGACATAACTATAACAACACCAGCGGACACGAAAACAATCAAAATAGCATAGATAAACGATACAACACTCATCTGAACCAGGACTCCACTCCGATAGTCAATAAACCATCACGAACACCAACAGCATACGTATCACCAGACTTAAGAACAACTCTTTCACAGAAACCAATAGTCGACTCGATAACATAAGCCTCCTCAGTAAGAAGAGTGTTCTCAGTATCACACTGTGTGCACATCAGAACAATAGAGTGCTCATGATCAACATTCGATCTGCCTCTCTCGAGATGATAATAATGGAAGCTCTGTCGATGGGTGCACTTCTGACAGGGATCATGCATACTCATTGAACTTTATCCACCCAGCGTTTCTTGGCAAACTTGACAATTCGATCCAGAGCCTCAACCACGATCTGACAATCAGCACGGAACTCCATTAGCTCATGATCACCAGTCACCTCGGGATCATCTATGCCAAAAATATCAAACAACTTCATTTGCATCTTCAATACCTCGAGGGCAGCCATTCCAGCCTTGATGGCGTCTTTATCTTCTTGATTATCCATGTTAAAAATACCCCAACAATACATCACAATTACCACAGGAATGCTTGTGTGGAGGATTTATATTCAATGTCTGGGAATATCCTACCTTTAGGAGGTCCGCTTTGCACTCGGGGCAGACATGTGGTAGTTCTTCTAAACTTTTAGCTTGTTTGTGTGTCATAGTAATCACTTGTAATAATATTTATATGTTAATTGGACTTCCACACTACCGAGAGTTGGTTCCATATCATCAATGACGAACAGGTTGAACGACGGACCATGGAAGGTGATCTCTCGAGCTTCTTGACTAAAGTAACCATCAGGCAGTCTCTCCAGACAATCGACGTGTTCACCTCGGTCTATGTAGCCTTTGCAGCCAGCACATCTCTCTCGATGATCGAAAATCTTCATATGGTCACTTCAACGCAAGGAACCTGACCGCCAACATCCGGGTGAAAATGGGCTGGATACCAGAAACAAGCCACAGCCTTAACATAAGGATCGGGGTGAAGTTCACCGCACTTCTTGCAGAAGCGAGTAAAGTCACACATAACAAATCTCTCGTGATGCTCAGTAGATTCGTGCCCACAGGCAGAACATATACCGTTAATGAAAGTCATAATCTATCACAATAAAAATAGGCGGTTTTGCCACATGCCCAGGTGGGTTCATATTACTTACAGGTTGGTCTATCTAATGCAGTAATCATTATTTAAGTCTATCGATGCCGGATCTGGCTTGTTCGATAGATTTTCCGACGATATTGCCGGTCTTATCGCGAAAAACAACTTTTCCCTTTCCCATGGTCTCGAGAGTAAAACCACCGATCTGACCGAGTTTATTGCTTACGCCGGTTCCAATGGTGTCTAAATAATGTTGGGCTTTCTTTCCGAGCCACTTAGCCCGCAACCACAGCCACGTAATAATAGTCTGACCAAACAATCCGAGGAATAAAAGTAGTCCTAAAATTGCTTCTCCCAGACCCGTCAACATAGATATAGTAGCTAAAACCACGAGTATCGACCAGAACAAGAGCGTCAGGAAGGCATAGAAAAATCTTGGCGGGAAGCACATCGCGAACCATAGTTTGGACCATTTACCCATTATTCATCATTTCTGTCTCGGCTAACTCTCTCTCGATTCTTTTGTCATCCCAACCACATAATCCACAATTAGCTCCGCTCATAAAGTAAATTCCTCCGATTTTATGGCAGCTCGGGCATTCAAAATCGTTCATTATTTAACATCTTTTATTATTACAGTATTTTTCTTATGATAATCACAGACAACCATTTCTTTTCCTATATACCAGTAACAACCGCATTCTTTGGAGTGAAAAGGCGGAACAAACATAATATTTTTGTTCATATTTTTCAACTCATTATATTATATATAGAAAGAAAATTGAAATGTCCAAATTTCAATTCAGGCAATCTTAAACAGCTCAGCGACGTAGTTATGGAATGAACAACCGTCAATGAGAACTGCTTTTTCGTTAACAAGCACGATAGCCCAGCCGTTTGCGACTCGGAATTGGACGGAACTATCTTCCTGTTTCTCGGCGTCTATCGGTAGCCAAGCTTCTAATGATTCGCCTTCTTCAGCCAGACTTGGGAAGAAGTCTATTATCTCATCATAGATAAGCTGTGCAGACTTACCAGCGGTAAATGATTTTATGACTTTCCTTTTTAAATCAACTTTGTAGTTGTATTTAATCTCGAATTTGTCAAGCTTAAACTCCGTTCTGAACTTCTTGTTCTCTGCTTGTGCAATATCGAGTGCATCCTGACATAACTTGAGTTCGTCAGCCTTCGTAAACCAATTAAATATCCAGACCATCATGATCACTGGCAAGTCCTGAAAACACTATTTCATAAACTTTTCCCTATCATGTTTCGTATTCAAACTTGATAAGGGCTGCATGGAAGCTTAATTTCATTATCTGGATAGTATCAGCTTCTATTTCTGCTTCTATCTTAAAAATACCATGTATCTCTTTACCGTCAATAAAGACATGTGTATCGTGAGCTGGGGTAAGCCCATCTTCTCTTGTTTTCAATTTTATTACTATTTTAGACAAATTGTTCATATTAAATCACTGATACCAAAAACATTAAATAACCTTGTTTTTATCTCCTATTCAAATGTCATCAGATGCTAACCGCCGGCGTATTGATTGGTGCTCTGTGCTCCCAACGCCTTGTCCGGTCGGTCTCCACCCCAGAGTGTCAGAAATCAATCAATCGATCGCTGATGCTCCAGAAGAAGAAGTTGCTCGCTTCTATCATATCTCTGTTCAAGCTGTCCGAACGCATGTTGTCGAGGGACACCATTTATCCTACCAGGACTCCAGTTATTATCAGACCCGAGAGGAAAACAACACTCAACAAGCGGCTGATCGAACGAACCTGACCGAAAATCTCGAGGAACTGGTAAAGAAACCACATAAATACTACATTATTCAGCAAAAGATCCTCACTCGTGAACTAATCAGACTACTCTCGGATACTCGTGACATCACAAAGATCACGAGAGAGATTAGAGATACCTTCAAGGCTATGAGCGAGCTCCCAGTTAATGAGGAGACTGAAGTCAACGTCCAAGAAGAATACGATTATTTCTTCAATCTCGTGACCATGGAATTGTGTCCAAAGTGTCAGATCAAGGTTCTCGATAAGATGGAAGAGAAAGCTGATGTTAAAGAAGAAAAGGAAGCTGAGGAAAAACTCGAAGTCGTGACTAAACGCGATGAGGTCAAGAAAGTTCGGGTCAGGTCTCGCATGGACGATCACCTGAGTCATTTAGCTAACAGGAACAGGAATCAAGACAGATGAGGTTTCTCACTATTTGCAACCAGGGCAACTGCAGGAGCTATGCTTTAGCTCGTATGCTCAAGTATATGGATCATGAGGCTATCGCTATCGGTATTGACTTTACTGGTGACGTGTCTCTCCAGGAACTCGGTCATTGGGCAGATAAAGTCGTAGTTCTCGCTCACAGGGGATATGATATCAAACGTGTTCAGGAACACATCAGCAAGGAAAAGATTATTATTTGTGATATTGGGACTGATCGCTGGGGTAATCCCTTCAAGTTGCAATTGACGGAAATTCTCTACGAATATGCTCAAAAAATGCTTGACTCTCTCGATATTACTTATATGAAGGGAGATCAGGTCAAGAATACTATTTTTGCGGCGACACGATATGGTTAAGAGCTGGGGCAGACTTACTGATCTGCAACGAAGAACAAAAATGTATAAGGGGTTCCTCGATCCAGTCTATCTTATTTCTGATCCTTATTTTCATGGAGGGCAATATGTTGAGCCGACACCACTGCAAAAGGAGGTCAGTCGTCGCTTGTGGAGTCCGTGTAATACCGTAAGGGGTATTCCCAACCAGAATATCAGAGAAATGGTCGTAATGGGCGGTATGCGTCTAAGTAAAACGACTACTGCTGGTATTCAAGCTTTCGTAGCTATGTATAAGATGCACAGGATTGCAGATAAGCCAGGCTGGACTCCTGCAAAAGAATTCGGTCAAATGAAGGATCAGCACATTAAAATCACTAATGTTGCTACCAATAAGCCACAGTCCCTGGACTCGGTGTTCGCCATTAGCAAAGCTATGTTTGATAGTTCACCCTACTTTAGGGAATATGCTCCTGAGATGAACATCAGGAGTGAGGAGATCAATTTTCCGAGGGAGAATGTTGATGTTATTGCACTTGCGAGCAAGTCTGGCGGTGCGGCTGGTAAGACTGCTGCTTTCTTTAGTATGGACGAAGTAGATCAGTTCGATGATACAGAGGGACCAAGTGGAGTCGATAATGTTTATAAGATTATGAAGAACTCGACTAAGACACTCTACCAAGCTACTAAAGGTCTTTTTGGGAAGGTGTTTATGATTTCGAGTAGTGGACTGGCAGGCTCTAAGATGTGGAGGTTAAAGCAGCCTGCTGAAGCCAGTGGTGGAGAAACTATCTGGATGAAGGTCGTGACCTGGTATGATGAGGTTACTAATCCCTTCGGGAATAAGCTTTACAAGTTTGAGGACTTTGACACCGAGCGAACGACCGAACCTGCTGAGTTCTGGCAACTTTATGGTTGCGATCCCAGTTTTGCTTCTAATGTTTGGATCAAAGATTACGACCAGACCATCCGACCAAACATCCAACCCAACTTACCCAATCTCTTACAACCCATTGGAGAGATCGTGGAGGAGCATGGCTATGCGACGGAACGTCTCGACGTTCTTAAACACGAGTCTGGTATGCCTATTGATAGTAATGCTTACTATATTATTGCTGGTGATCCGGCAACACGACTCGATGCGTTCGGCATCGCAGTCGGTCATACTATTGGTGAGGGTGAGTGGCACAAGGTCTATAAGTATAATACTGCTGGTAAGTTGATGGGTTCTGAGGCTGAGGATCGATTGCTTTATCATATTCAGTTTGATGGTTTTTACAGGTTTGTTCCGAAGGAGTCTGATATTGATGCCTTTAAGGTTAGGGATTTCTTCCTTTCTTGTAATTATTTGTTTCCTTTGAGGCGTGCGATGTTTGATACGTTGAACTATCCGATACTTCAACAAACACTCGATCGAGAGGGTTTGGACGTAGTTCAACGGCAGATCCGATTTCCCGAAGCGGAACTGTTTAAGAATTATGCTCAATTTAGGATGTTCACTATGCCGGAGTATCCTGTTTTCACAAGGGAAGTTAAAGAGATGCAATTGAAAGTTACGGCTACCACCAAGGGTATCGACCATCCACCAAAGGGCTCGAAAGATATTCTGGATGTAGCTGTGCTGGTCATAACTGGTGCGAATCTCATTCAGGAGATGCCAGAAGTGGGAATTGGACCAGCTCTTAGTGCTACGTTCAGTCCACCAACTGCTATCCCTGCCGTAGTAGCCAAAAGTATGCCTATGATGAGTTCTGCTCGTAGAATGGGAAGTATGGCATCGAGATCTCTTTCTTTGTCACGCAGGCGAAGATAGAGGAATCTTTATAGGTTGATATTACATCCAGTAATTCAACCATGGCAACAGAGTTCCAGGATGCAAATTTCGGTCCATATAGTCACGTCAAGAAGTGGATCAACGAACGTCCAGTCTATCATAATGGGAAGAATGTAATACTGTCCGATATTCCAGTCGGTGGAATTGATAACAGGAGTGCATTCAAGATAGCTATGTCTCGACAGACTGATCACCCATTGAAATTTGCGGTTGATGCAGTGGAGAGAAGTTTCGTAGATAGGAGTAATCAGAACGAACTTTACAGTTATATGAATTGGTCAGATGCTAACCTTGGAGCCAGTATTGGAACAAAATCAGGGCTCGTTAGTAATGCCTATAAGGGATTGGTCATGGATGCGGGGCGTGAGCTGGATGATCAGGAACTATTTTTGCTTACGACAGGGGAGAAGATAGCTGAGGAGTTGCTTGACTATAGGACTTTGATTTATCAGGCTACGGCTAATGCTATCACTTTTGGTAATGCTGTTTACTTGAAGAGTGTCAAACACGGTTATCCGGTGCTCAGATCCTTGCCTATTAATTATCTAACTATAGTAGAGAATATGAAGCAGTTGTATGGGATGGGTCAGGGCAGGGATTTTCAGGTATGGGAGCCCAATTACTATGTGCTAAATGAAGTGATGGATTCACGGTTATCAAATGTGATGAGTAATATTATGAGACTGCATCACAAGGACGATCCGTTGCCAATCGTGTTCGATGAGAATCAGATTATTCATATTCAGGTTAATAAAGGGGATGATCAAGTAGATGATTCTATGAACAGGTGGACATATGGAGTGTGGAGCAGAGCACCCCTGCAGAGACTGGTTACTACCTGGTGGTGGAAACAGGAGATCATGTGGGCGGATATGTTAGCGAGGGAGCAAACACAGCCGATACAGTGGCATCAAGTGGACTTGAGCTGGATTAATGAACAAACTGTAAACTTACCAAAAGGTTCGACTGACTCGAGGATGAGTCACATAATTAAACAGAGGAGAGACTATTTGAATGCTTATATTCAGATGCAGGAGTTGAGGGCACCAGATTCAGCCCTTGTTACTGATGAGCATGTCAAGGTGCAGATTGTTGAGCCACAGGCGGTCACTTACCTGCAATCAAATGACTTACTCAAGCAGATCGATGAAGCTCATACACGAGCCATCGGTCTTCCGATCTCCGAAACGAGCACTGGCAGCGGGAGTTTTGCGACTGACGTTAATAGAATGTCTCATAGCTCTGTTACGACCGAGCACCTGATTAATGTAGTCTTCAAACCATTAGAAAGGTATATCAAGGAGATATTATTGGGAATCTATCCCCTGTTTAAGAAGGAGATCTCACGTATACGCATCTCTCGTAGCACATCACTTGACAAGGATAAGGACATGATGATGAGACGAGCTGCAGTGGCTAAAGAGCTGATGATCTTCACCGAGGACGAATTAAGATTGATTGCTGGCGAGGAGAAACGCTTAACTCCCAACGAGAAGAAAGAACGAGACAAGTTCTACGAGAAAATTACCAGTTTTGGAAAAGAAGTGGGTGTTCAACCAGGCGGAAAGACTGGATCGAATGCCAGCACTAAAAAGATAAGTTCTCAGACCGCTGGTAGAGAACCAGCTAAGAAACAGGGTCCTCAAGCAAATAGACCCACAACAGATAATTCAAAATTACAGAGGCAGAAAACCAGATGAGTCCCAGAAGAAAAATGATGCTTGGACCGGGCGGTTCAGAGGATGATTTATTGCCCCAGCGAACTGACGGAAGGAGTCGAAGTTTGCTCAAGCGTCCACACAAAAAGGCGCCCAATACAGAAAAAATGAAAGAATTTGCTAACGACGCTAAATATGACACTAAGCATAAGAGGAAAAAGGAATGAACGATACCGATTCATCTGGCGTAACTGCCGTAAATATCACCCTCACAGCAGGGAATACACCCAGCGTAAGTTCGTGCTCCGTGCATTCGGGATCTGACGTGATAGCACAATATGGAGTGAGTCCACAGATCACAATCGGACAGGAACAGGGCGTAAATTGGGTGCTCCAACAGGACGAATTATACGTTGTTAAGGGAGTAGCACTTGCTGAGGGTGTGTTTAAGGGAATTGATGGTAAACTGATTAAGTGGACTTCGACTAATCTACAAGATTTCTTTGCTGGATTATTGTATAAACCGATAGGATTGCTTCATCCAGCTATGGTGCCAGGAGGCAGGTCTCCAAATGTGGGGACAATTATAAATATTGGATATGCAAAAGACTTCAAAGAAGTGCATATTACATATGTGGTAATTAACAAACGGATTGCTGATGCAATAGAGACCGGTGATTTACAGAATTCTATTGAAGCATCTGTTAAACTTGGTCAAAAAGACGCTGAAGGAAATCTTACTGTTGATCAAGTTATAGCAAATAGGGTTGCACTCGTGCCTAATCCTGCTTGTAAGAGCTGTGTTAATTATCACAGTCAAACTGTGACTTTGTCTCAAACAGAGGAAGGTATCTATAATGTCATTATGCCTATAACCACGCTACCCTCTTCCCATGATACACAAATTATTAAAAACACCTCGTTAAACATGAAAAGTATAAAAGATGGTATGATATCTATGACTGGTTCAGAAGAAGAAAACAAGAAAAAAGCACAGATGGAATTATTGGCATCGCTTAAGGACGCAGGTTTTGAAATAACCCAAGCTGCTCCTGCTGATAGTGTCCAACTGTCCAATCCGTCCCCCTACACAGCTGGTGGGCAAGATCCAGCTAATGCTGGAGTCAATGCTTACGGAAATATTGTAGGTAAATTGGTGACTGATGCTATGGAAAAACAAACGGAGAAATTCATGGCAGAACTTACACCAATAAAAGAGCAGGTGCTCGCAAGCAAGATTCAAGCAGATGCTTCAGAATTAGAGGCTCTGAAAACAGCAGTTCTCAAAGATGACCCAGAATTCAATTTTGAGATAGAGCTTGCTGGAAAAGACACCTTCTGTTCTAAACGTGAATTTTTATCAGGAATGCTAAGACGCAATAGCAGGATTACAGCATTAGCCCAGGCACCGCCACCTGACGGACAACAGACACCACCAAACCCTCAAGTGACACCTGGACAAACCGATTCTACTGTTAATCTTTCCGCTGGCGATCCAAACAAACCTGAAAAAATAGAAGATTTAGAGAAAGAAGCTCTAAAAAGATTTGGATACGAATAAGGAGAATAAAGAATAAACAGAATTAATATGGTGTAAATTATGGTAACAAGTATTCATTACAAACCTCCAACAAAAACCGGTGGATTAAGCAGAGTTGTGACAGATCATCGTAGATATGAAGCAGCTGCCCCAGTATGGTTCGGTGGACTCGCTATCCAAAGAGACGGAACCGACCAATCATTAGCAAAGATATGGGACACGAATGATGATCTAAGACAGAGAATTATGGGTGCTGCAGTTTCTGGGACTGATCCCAATCGTAATTATGGTGAAAAATTCACGGATTATGATCATATTATACGAGGAGATATTTCTGCTTTTAACCAAGTAGCTGTCGCACTCGTAGGGATTTTCTCTATGCCGGTCGATAGTGATTTTTCAACTGCGTTCGTTCAAGGTGACCAATTAGGTCTCGTTGTAGATTCCCATGTATGGGAATCATCAGCAGGAAATCTGCCCTCCTTAACTCCCTTCTATGAAGAAGACGAGGCTGGATCTGCCTATGGAGCAACCTGGGTAGCTGCCGTCATAACTGACGGTGAGCCTGTCGATGGTTTGAACCTTAGAGATATTATGCAAAAGGCAGGGTGTCAATATGTAGGACAATCCGACCAAGATGTCGGTGCAACACCTGGAGACGTAAACATAGACGTAATTCTAATGTTGGGATCTCCTGTGTTCTGGGTGCCCTCAGCTTAAGGTGATTATATGACAGCACAAGCAACTGTAACCCCTGAAATGGCTGCTGCCGCGAAGCAACAGGCTGAATTTGCTGCTCAACAGAAAGAGCATCAGCTTCAAGAGCCTAATCCAGCTCGTGGCGATCACGCAATCAAAGAATATTTAAGTCAATTTAAGACTTCCGAACAAATCTTATCTGAATATCAGAATAAGTCTTATGCTCTAATCAAACCGGGAGAAATCCCTGGATTTGGTGGAAAATGGATTCCTGAAAGTGCAATCCAAAATGGCACATTAGTCGGTGTGAAAGCCGATGAAAATGCTTGCTATTTCCCACAACCGTATGCATCTCACCTGGCGGCTGGATCTACTACGATTGATGGGGCTATTGTGCGAGAAATCTATCGTAAGCTCTGGTATCAAGCTACAAGGAACATATCAGTTGGATTAAATGTAGTCTACACTGAGAGTTCAAGCACGCTTGAGATGGGATGGCTTCGTCCTAACGAGTTGACTTTCGAGTATCCACTACCTATAGAGTCTGGAATTGGAAATATCCAAACACTGACCTACTGGGGATACGGAATGGGTCTCAAACTCGGTTCAATGAGTATGTATATTACCGATGCTTCAATGGCAAGCAATCAAATCGGACAATTCAGATCAGACTTCATGAAAAGACAATCTGAGGCTGTGGCTTTAGAAATTGATAATAACATCCTTGCGGAGTTGTTTTCATCTTCTTTCGGAGTCCTCGCAGATGTAGCATCTGCCGACAAATGGGATGGCTCTGCAGCTAATGAACCAGATTTCGTTCAAGACTTCGGCTCTGCTCACTCAACACTATTGGATCAAACTCGGAAACCAGTAGGCGAGCTTGGAGATAAGAAATATGTAGTTGCACCCTTGGTTCTTAAACCTTATCTTGCTATAAAGCCTGGTATCACCCAAGGTGGACAAACAGCTGGACACCCAGCCGTTATCACTGAAGGAAAAGTCGGAGCAGCCTTATCTGCTGAAGGATTTGAAATATACTTTACCAGAAACGCAACCTTTGACAACGATGCTCTTGTAACTTATAAAGGAGCTGATACTTGTATCCATGGAACATACAGTGGTGGAGAAATCCCCTTAATGGAGCAAGAACGCTGGAGAGGTCAAGGAACAATTGTGACCTGGAAAAGACTCTTCAATACTCAATTCGTGCCCGCTCTTGAAGGTGACACTACCTCAAGAAACGTAGGATTAATAACCGATATCTTCTCAGAATAAGTCGTTTTCTCTATAAGTTATTAGTCGGAATATTTTTATATTCCCTTTCTCTTCTATTATTTGGTGACCATTAGTGATTACTGTAGATGACACACTCTCATATTTACCATGGATCATAGCAATACTTGCTATATTAGCCTTAATTCTTGTCTATTTACGTGGAGCTAAGAGAAGACATCTTATGCCTGTCCTTACGAAGAATGGTTTTGATTTAGCCACCAGTGTAAGAGAGATGGCAGATGGTTCCACACCGGAGGAGTTATTGATGTTGTCGGATACTTTATATAAGTTGTTTTACACGATATCAAATGTATTCGGTGTTTCGGTTGAAAATTTACCACATATTCAAACATTATATGAACTTGAAAAGAAGCAAAAAACTGGTGGACGAAAGGATGTCACAAAATGATGACTCTGGTATTATTGAAGGGATAATAAGATCTCCAAGTTATACGGAACAGGCAAGGGAAACAACTCAACTTCTTAAGAGAGAAAGAAAACGAATGGATGGGTTCACTAAAGGAATACGAAAAATAAGGGTTATTATTCTTGCAGAATGGTTGGTCAAGTGGTTCTTTATTGGCGCCATGTCCACCGTAGGAGCTCAGCTCCTATCCCTTAGATTAGGTCAAGAAGGACTGTTCTATGTATTTGTAGCATTGATTGTATTAGCATTGTTGATGTTTTTCTGGGGTATTGATCGTCTGAGGACTGAATATAAGACCAGGTGGTCATACAGATTTAGTTTATTTTTTAATGAGATGGAACGTGAAGCTAAGAGAAATGTGCTCAAACAGAACCAGAAATATAGAAGTGAGGACGGAAAGGTTCACGATCATTACAACATGTTGATTAAAGAGGAACGAGACAACGGAATCAAACAGGGTATTAATATTGGAAAAGAAATGATAGAGGAAGAGTTTAAAGATGAGGTTCTCACATACAGACAACAAATGAAACGTCAGGGTGACGAGCTCGGTCGAATCAAAGCTCGGTTCTCTGGTAAAGTTGAGGCAGTTTGTCAGGATTGTCCTAACAGGCGAGACTTCGGATTGCTGTTGACCGAAACTGAGAACATACTCGAACCCCCTATAAAAAAGAAGAGTAAGGTAAAGTTTGAAATATGATTAAGAATAGTAACAATGAAGTGGATATCAAAACACTTGAAGAGATCCTCGGACAGCTTCAGGAAATGACACTTTTGCGTTCTCTAAATGATCAGCAGTATAGCCCTGCGTTAGTTACGATTATCAAGACTCGATATGATCAGAATGTCGTAATTGAGGAAGAATTACGGAAATGGGCAGCTATGTCCCCTAAGGAACGATATCCTTACCCAGACAGGTATGATTCGAGTAATCCAATAGATGAGGAAGATGAAGAATGAGTAATAAATCTGTGCATTTAGATCCACTAATAAGTGGAACCACAACCGATGTGTATTCGGGTAATACTGTATATGTTTCTCCAATTAATCACTTAGATTATAGTGTAGCAGGAAAGCCAGTTATCTCTATCAGGAATACACATGCTGCTAATGTGATAAAGTTTACCATAACTGGTTACTATAATAGTGCCAGGACTATGTCTGCTCTTATACAAGCAGAGACCACGTTAGCTGGTGTAACGACTGTGAATGTAACTATTGATAGTAGATTCAGAGAATTCAGATTAGAATTGGCTGCTAATTTAGCTGGGAACCAAGCCGGCTTTATATCGGTATTTAATGGACTAAACTTAACAGGCGGAGTAAGATCAGCTACGAGTCCAACATAATGACTGATTTTACGGTTCAGGAACCACACGGAGCTCTATTATATGGAGAAATTTTTACTTGGTCTATGCAGGTCAGGGATGGAGTGGCAAAATTAGCTGATCCTGCCGGTCAGTCAGTAACAGTGGATGTTTACGATTCTGCTAATAATCAGCTGATAACTTCGGATGCTGCTACTCGAACAGCAGTTGGTTTATATTATTATTCTTATACGATACCATCTGCTGGTCCAACTGGAGGCTGGAAGATATCATTTTCCTATACACTCGGAACAGATTCTCCTATCAACAGCAGGAAGTTCGAGGTCGATCAAATACAAACCTTTGATTATACGACGACTCCTACGATCATTACTGTTAGCTGGATGCGAGGTTATCTGATAAATATCTCACAGAACATACTTCCTAATTCAACGATATCAATGGAGATCACTGCTCAGAGTTTGTATATCGATCAGATCAAGAGTGCATTGGCAGATTCTGATGTTATAATATGGGCTAAGATATTCAGGATAGCACATCATGCATACGCTATTTATACAGCTAATCATGAGAGGACTATGACCGAGGAAGACAATATTAATAATGAGAACTTGGTCAGGACTTTTGAGAGTAAGGCTTTTGAATTTGAGATTCTCGCTAAGACTGGAGATACAGTTGGGATCGATTTCACAATGGATACGATCGCAGCAGTCTATGGGAAGTCGGTTTCCCGAAGATTACCCGGTGGGGGAAATATCGGAGGTTAATTAGTGCCTGTCCAAACAACCGGATTACCCAGTTTAAATCCTCCAGCTGATGCTCAACTCATAAAGATAATCTGGGGTTTTAGACCCTCGAGAAGAATGCATCTTGCCGTTCGTCAAGGGCGAAAAGATTCTTACGATACTATGATTAATAGGGTCATTATTCCAGAACTCAGGAAGAATCTGCTCGATATAGTCACTGAATCTATGCAGAATGCACAAAGCTTCCGAGGAACCAAAGCACCTACCCGAAAAGATAGGTTGGATTATGAGCCAATGGTAATGGAGGGAATCAACTTCGAGGGAGGTCTGATGGCTGGAAACTTACCAACCATACGAAGTTTAAAAAGAAAAGCCACATATCGAGTTGGAAACATTGTTATGACGGTCAGCAGGACTTATTGGGGTGAAGTCTATCATTGGCACGATAAGGGAACAGAAGCCTCCACAGGTAGATACGTCCCGACTGGTCTTAAAAGTCCCAATAGGAGTAAAGGAGATCCTAAGGGGTTCAGATCTAAACGAGGAGATCGACCTGCTCGTAGAAGAATAACTCCAAGTGCGGCAATCGAGGAGATACGCAAGCAACGACAAAAAGTTTTGTCGGATCCATTCAAGACCACTTTTATCGATGCCCTGACATCAGGTAGAGCAGAGACTGAAAGGATCAGGAGAAAGCCACCCAGAAGTAGATCAATCAAGGAAATACGACAGTTGATTCAAATTGGTCCACCTCAAGATATAGGCGATGTTAATACTACCCATCCAGGTTATCCGTCCAAAGACTTTACCCAGCAGTTTTCAGATGCAGATTATGGTATTAATGACGATTCAGCAACAGGTAATATCTTTGCAGATATGCAAACTCTACAATCACAGGTTATTGCTAATCATGGAGCAGATATCGCCCGAGCTATCGTAGAACAGCTGGCAAAGGATTTAATTAAAGAAGGAGAATCTCGATAATAAGATATAGGAATCATTAAAAAATGAAACTTTCAATAATATATATATAATATTTATAAGAGGAAAAATATAATGGCACAACCAACTATAGTATTTGAGCGAACTACAAGTGAAACCACACCAGTTTGGGTGGATATTGATACTAATACCACTATTACCTTTACTGGTGCGGGTTCTGCTGATGGTGACTTGAAACCAATTCCAGTTCCTACTGGAGCTAACTTGGTAAGAATTGCTGACGAGCTTTGGGTCGATACATCTACAGATATCGAGATAACTATTTATGCTGATGACCCTGCACCCGGACAGGAAACGGACTCCTATACAGTTGATATGTTTGCCTCCAATCCAACTACAACCAACACGCTTGGAATACGAGCCACTGTTGATATAGAATCACAGGCAGGAGAATTAGAGGCTTGGGACAATACCTCGTTTAACTCAACAATTAATGAGATTTTAGCAGGCACAACCAATCTGGGGGTGCATTCACAGCTTAGAGCTGTTGAAACTGCCGTTAATGTTATTTCTACTACTGGTATTGGAGCCATACCTGCTGGTTATTCTTCACAGGCTGCTGTTACTACTACGTATCAGTTACAGGGAGATACCAGGAGTTTGACCTTTTCTGCGGCTATTGGAACTGTTGATTTTGGAAATAGGATTGCTATGCATGTGTTCGTGGTAGATGACTCTACTGCGGGCGCATCAAGCTGTGAGTTAACGTATAAGTATTACTATACGTAATCAGTCAAAGTCCTTGTCGTGTTTTTCGTATTCCTTATTCATGTAGCGGGCTCGGGAATGATAGCCTTGAGCTTTCTCTTTTTTTCCTAATTTTAGATAACAGAACGCTATCTGTTCGATTGGGAGCCATGTTTTGAACGCAGCAAAGATTGGGAATGGTCCAAGAGAATCGGGTAGACTCATAGCATGTTCAAGCCATACTATAGCTTGCTCATGGTGATTCATAGAGTATAGTGCTCGACCAATGACGAAGTAGGGTCGACCATCATCCATATTATGTTTGAGGGCTTCTAAGCCATAGCGGATAGCTCTTAAGTAATCTCTTTCTTTTGAGATCGAATAATAATCAGCTAAGTAATAAAAAGCTTTGAATACTGCAATAGTATCTTTTTTACCAAGATCTTTACCAGTAATCTCATGGAAGATCTCGACTGCTTCTTTTAATTCTTCTCCCTCTTTGATACCCTGTTTCAGGTATTTAATATATTGCTTTTCAGCAAAGAAGAACTTAAACCGTGGACTAACATTGCCTTCTTTCATAATTTCTTGGGCTAAGGTATGATTGCGTTCCTCTCGATTGTTCTTTTCTACTTTCTCGTAGTCGTGGATAATGACAATTTTATCAGCAAAGATTTGTGGTAAATCATCAATATCTTTCTCTAATTGCTCATGCATCCTGTGTTCCCAATGGGCATCTCCATGGGACCAGAATCTCGGCTGTAAAAAGTGACCATCACCCTCACTATTGATAATTTTCACAAAGCCTACACCGGGAGACTTCTGTGCTAAGACAATTTCTCGGGCTAACTTACAATCCTCTATTCTATCATCAGTATCGAGCACGAATATCCAATCACAGTCTTCTGGTAACTCTTTCCAGGATATGTTGCGAGCAGCTGAGAAATCATCAATAAAATGATGTCTCCACTGGGGATTAGTATAATAATGAGAAACAATAGCTTTGTATTTTTCTGCTATTATTAAGCAGGGTTGTGTTATTAATGTAGGTGCGTGAACTATAGTTACTGAAAGGTGGTCATATAGGTGCTGTGCTGCCTCTAAGCAACGTTCTAATTCTTCCGGTCTATCACTTACGATAATAGAGAGTCCGATTTTAGTCATTGTCGATTACTCGAAAATAGAAATCTTTTAAAGTAGATAGGATAAGATGAGAGCATCTTATAAGTTTGTGGGTCATAAGACCGGCACGCTTACCTAAAATTCATATTGTTACGGATGGTAGCACCGTGGGTATAAAGAACTTTCATTTTCCGACACCGGTATATATGCAACAGTTTGATGCTCTTAAACCTCTTGACTGGACAGTAAACTTTGCAGATGGCACGTCTGGAAATAAAAAACAATACAAAAACTTTCATCTCATACCAGAGGAGAAACGTCTGAATATCAGAGCTCTACGATTAATCTCAGGTGATAGAAACATTACTATCAGCAGGAAAGTTAATAATCAGATTATCGAGGGCTTCTTTTATCATATCAAGGCTGGTCGCAAGATTGCTATGGGCTCACAGATCGGATTAGATGTCGGTTATTTTGAGGAACGCATCGGTTTCTGTTATAACTCTAATGGCGACGCCAAGTTTGTGAAGCTCGATCATATTGCTTATGCTCATCCAGTAAGGATGAAGTTTGAGAGGATCAGAGAAATACTGGCTGGTCTACCGAACAATCATCCAGAGCTCCAGAATGAGAATATCAACTTAGATGCCTTCCCTCAGATAACCAGGATTTTAAATGCCAACATTAAGTATGGTGTTGACATACAAGAGGATACTGAGAATATTAACTCACAGGATCAGTTTGCTGATGGAACGCCAACTATTAAAGACCCTAAATCTATGAGAAATAGCGTTGCTGTAAATATCGCCCGTTTTGGTCGATTAGAAGATTTACCGGAGTTGGGAACACCTCCTCGTATTACAACTAATATCGAGGAGACAGTGATTGGTAAAGATAGAACTTGAAATACCAGATTGGGCTATTGGTAGGCATATTACTGTTTTAGCTGGGGTTGAGCTTTTAGCTCAGATGCAATTTATTTATACTAAAACTACTAACCCAGATGGCACTATAACCAGGATCAAGAAATATATGCCTATGGCAGTAAAGCCCGAAGATGGGAGATGCAATGGCTGTGGGGACTGCTGTTCCACTGGCGGCTCGCCATTCTCTAAGGGATTATTAGAGAAAATCCAATCCAGACTAAAAGATTACGAGTGGCAGGGAACAGGGAATCCTTGCCCTTTATTGGGAGATGAGGGCTGCACATTAGGGACTTCTATTCCTTATTCTTGTATTTCGTCTAATTGTGAGGGTTGGTCAGAGAACTGCACTGAAAAACTTATTTCAATAGATGATATTCAAGTAATAATGTCAGAGGAGACTTATTAATGACTGCATCTGACTACGACTCTGAAGGTGGTAGGATTGCTAAAGATCATGCAACTACTATGACTTGGGAGGCAGCTTGTGGAGTAGATGTCACTGGTTGGGTCAAGACTAATAAACTAATCTTATCGTATGGGATAGTTTCAACAAAGCATACTCCTACTGCGGCATCGTTCACTCTTCAGTGGAGAAATGTTACTGATGCTGGTTCTTTTACTAATTTAGTCAGTGGTTCTGGAGAATTAAGAACAGGTGTGTCTGCTGGATTATTAGTTAATAATGATCCTATTGGAGATTCAGCAGGATGTGAGTCTGGAACCCTGGATTCCGAATCTCACGAAATAGATACTGAATCTCCTTATACTACTGCTTCGGTAACGGGCACCCAGAACAATGGTATAGAATTCCAGTTTCTTATTGATATGTCTAATGCTTTAGACAATAAACAATACGAATTTAGACTCTATGATGAAACACAAGGATCAGCCTTATCAACGACCTTAGCTGCACAGGTCACGACTGAGGCTGGAGTATTATCAGCCAGAGAATCCAGGACACTAACAAGGGAGGTTCAAGTTTGGGATCGAGAATCACGAACCCTTACCAGAGAAGCACAATGGTTTGATAAGGAAAGCAGAACTCTTAGCAGATCAGTAATCATCGTAGATAAAGTCAGTAGAACCTTAGCACTAATAGTCCAGGTCTATGATAGGGAAAGTAGACCTCTTACAAGAACCGTGCAAGTTTGGGATCAGGAATCAAGAACATTAGTTAGAACCGCACAGATTAGTGATAGGGAATCAAGGACACTAACCAGAAATGTTATCCTTACTGATAAAGAGAGTAGAACATTAACAAGAACTGTTGTTATAACTGTAAGAGAGTCAAGGACACTTACAAGAACTGCACAGATAATGAATCAAGTAAGCAGAACTCTTACACGATCAGTAATCTTAGCATCGAAAGAATCAAGAACATTAGCCAGAACCGTATTAGCTCCAAGTAAAGAATCAAGAACCCTGACCAGGACAGTCCAGCAGACTGATAGGGAGAGCCGAGCACTAACAAGGACTGCACAGATATCCGATCGCGTTTCAAGAACACTAACAAGGTCAGTCATATTGACTGATAAGGAAAGCAGAACTCTTACAAGAACAGTCAAACAGGTAACTCGTGAGAGTAGAACACTTGTAAGGACTGCACAAATAACAGATAGAATATCGAGAACACTTACAAGATCAGCTATACTGACGGATAGAAAAAGTAGAACCTTGGCACTGATAATCCAACAATTCGCCAGGGAACCAAGAGCACTTACGAGAGTAGTTAGAATCATTGCTCGTGAGAGTAGGACACTCACCAGGAGTGTTCGTATTACTGTCAGAGAGAGTAGAACCTTAGCTTTAACTGTGCAAGCTTTTAATAGAGAATCCAGGGCACTTACAAGAAGTGTATTAACTCCCGTAAAAGAATCAAGAACTCTTACACGTATTGTTCAGGCTACTGCTCAAGAATCAAGAACATTAACAAGAACTGTCCAGCAAACAGCGAGGGAATCAAGGGCAATAGCATTAATAGTTCAAAGCTTTGCTCAAGAAAGTAGAAGTTTGACCAGGTCGGTCGATATCGGGTCTATTTCTGCCAGGGAATCAAGAACCCTGACCAGGTTTGTCATTAGACCGGATATCAGAATTGGTAAGGTCTTTACGAACTATACAAACTTATTGATTGAACTACGAAAACTCATGTTGGATTTTGTAATAGAACCAAAGACAGTCCAGTTATCTGATGAGTTGACCAAGATAGAAATGGAGAGGTTTGAGTTCACGGATGTGTTCATTGGGAACGAGAAACTGGGAGCAGTGCATCCATACTGTGTAATAGACTTTGATTCAGTAGGTGCTCAATACTATACGATTGGAACAACACCAGGACACAACATCCCGATCAAAATAATGATATTTGAGAAGTTCAATCCAGATACAGAGTTTATAGAAAAGATAAGGATATTCTCTTACTTTAATGAGATATTCATTAATAGTGTTCCAAGGACATTGCTAAATGGAACTATAGATTTAATAACAACCCCACCAGAAATGATATTTATCAGTGAGGCTAAACCCGGAGTCAGTGCGTTCAAGATAACTTTAACTGTCCGTAAACACAGGGTTGCTTAAATGAAATCCTAAGATAGCCAAACAAATAAAAAATGTATGTAAATAATATATGTAAGTGGTATAAATGTCTCGGATAATAGGAATAAAGAAAGAAACGACTGCTGGAGTTTACGTAACACCTGACACGGTCTTTAAAGACGTAGACTCGACCAAATTTGAAGCTTCTAACGATTTACAGGAACCACCAGGAGTTGCACGAGCAAGGACTCGATTCTCACCCGGAAAATTCGTGACGGATTCCGGTGGATTTGCGGAAGCCATCGATGCAAGAACCTTTGGGCAGATGCTATTCGCCGCATTGGGTGCAACTGAATTGGAAGCGGATACTCCTACTACAGGAGCAACAGAACATGTATTTTACCCAGAGCTTAATCTCCCCAGTTATTCACTGGACTTAGGACTCGATGACCTCGGTGTCAGACGAATTTCTGGGGCTGGTGTAGACAGGTTAAGCTTGACTTGTGAGGCAGGTGGAATTACCACTGCTGATTATGATACGCCTTACCATCTGGACGAGTTTAATGATACTGCGATTACTTCTACTTATTATGGATTCGATGGGACATTCCATCACGGTATTCTCTACGGATTCCATGAAGCTGCTTTAGCTTTCGGAACTGAAGGAGAAGATATTGGATCACACGCAGTTAGACACGCAACAAGGTTCACTCTCGAAATAGGAAATAACCTTACTCCAGATTACGTTCTTGGACAAAGAACAGTCTATAAGGTCAGAGAGGGTGGACGTGATGTTGGTGGTAATATGGACTTTCTGTTTGAGGACGATGTAGGTGCAGCCTATGGTGCAGAGGACGAATATGAGAAATTCCTCGGTGCAGCAGGTGCAACCGGACCACAGACCTTCCTTGCCGAGAATTCGATCTCCTTTGTGTTGACCAGTGCCGAGGCATTCACGGTTGCTCAGGCACACGAAGCCAAGTTCTATCTACCCAGAACGGTCTATGAAAGCGGTCCTCCGAACCTCGATGGTCGTGGAGCGTTGGTTCAATCGATGGTGTTCCGTGCGTATGAGTCTTTGGTCTCTCCAACAGTTACCAATCTATATGATGGACTCGCTTACTCGGGTATACCCGATCAATACGAAATGCTGGCTGTAATGGTGAACGATATCGCAACACTTTACGATACGTATTAGGGAACGCTTTTAAATTCCCTTCGTGGAGTGGCAGTTGTGATATACTATGTCCACAAAATTTGATGAAAACGACGAAGACTTGGATTTGAGACCATTCCAAGCTACTATAGTCGCAGATGATACTCCTATTAGCTCCGCCGAGGCTTATGAGGAGAGAATTGAAAAAGACTATGCCATAAAGTTACCCCAATCAAGGCTTGTCTTTAGAGCAAAAATATTAAGTCCAAAGTCAGCTAATATGCTAACGTATCGTTTCTCTAACCTTCCACGGTTGAAGAATGGTAACTTTAAGAAAGAAGCTTACAACGATTTAGAAAAGCTGGCTGACGAATATATACCACGTATTATAACCAAACCATCAGTTAGTAAACCACCAGCAGAGGATGAAGAACTTCTCGATGGAGTGCTATCAACCAGGATACTTACAGCAAACGATCAAATAGCCATATTAACATGGGCATCCACAGGAGAATTACCAGAACTAACACAAGCAGAAATAGATTCCTTTCGTGACGAGTGAATTTGGTCGGTCACTGGGTGCAACTGCTAAATATTGGCAGGTGCGTCCATCCGTCCTTATAATGATCAAACGTTATCCAGATAATCTATTTTTCGATATGACTCTCGCCGGAGAAATGATTCGGTTAGAGACTGAAGCATCAGATGAAGCAAGAAGTAAAACAGGTCAATCCAAAGCCAGGGACAAACACCTGTTAGGTGATACAAGAAGAGATAGACCAGAAATCCAAAGGCAGTTAGATATATTCGCCGATAGACCAATACCCAAAATGTCAACCAAGAAAGTTATGCCTGTAAAAAAAGGGCAATTTGAGAAAATGGATCAAAGAAGAAAAAGATGAGTGCACCATCAATAGAAATCCCCATTGATTTAGTTATTGGAGAAGATCAGGCTTCTAATATTATACGTAGCCGATTGAAGGGAATCAGTGGTCAATTCGATGCAGTAAATAAAGCCATCAATCGAATGAGCAAGTCTTATAATAAATTTGCTAAAGAGGAATTAGGTAAACCCTCTATCAAAATACTGACGGAATCACAAACTCGTAACATGGACATACAGTTAAGAAAATCCAATCTTATCGTTCTAATGAAACAGAGAGAATTAGTTGGCGTCCGTCGTCTATTAGAAGCCGAAAAGAAACGAAACCAGCTCATACAAACAGAGAGAAGAGACAGTGAAACAGGTAGAAGGGTGCTTGAACACAATCTCGAAACACGGAAGGCGAGTCTAAGATTCAGTAAAGATATAACCATACAGTTACAGGCAGAAGAAATTGTCCTTAAGAAGCTGATAAAAGATGAAAAGGAGAGAGAACACTCTCTTCAGTTCCAATTGGAACTAATAAGAAGAGCCAGGGGTATGCTTGACTCGCAACGGATGCCAGCAAGAACCGGGAAAGGTGGAGTAACCGGAGAAGCAGAAGGAGGCATGCTGATTTCATCATTTGAGAATAGAGCAGGTCAGGCTCGTATTTCAGGAGCAAGGGAACAATTGCAGAATATTTTAATGGGAACTGTAATCCCCGGGCAAACAGAGACCGCCGCTGGATTCGAGAAATTGGCAAAAACAGCCTTACAGTTTAGAAAACGGGTAGAAGAATCCATGAAAGCCTTAGATAAAGCTGGGAAAGATCAAACTGAGATTATGGCAGCAGTAGGAGCAAGTCAGGAGAAAATACTTTCAGTAGAGGAGGAACTCGGAAATAAACGAGATCAAATGGCTACAGCCATGGCTGTCGCAAAAACCGCTGCTAAATCATTTGCTATCCAGATGAAGTCCTTGGCGAGAGAAGAAGCCTTAGTTGCCAAGGAAACAAAGAAGATCACCCAGAGAAAGACAACCTACAAGAAAATCTTAGAGGATACTCGAAGGGATCTCGTAAAGTTCAGGAAAGAACAGGAGAAAGTCAGGAGAAAAACTAACAGCCTGGGAAGATCTCTCAGTCGAGCAGGCAGACAAGCCAGGAACTTCGGTCGTAATCTACAGTTCACAGCCCGAGACATACTATTTACTGTAGGAGCATTGGGTTCATTTGCAATATTTGGAGTCAAATCGTTCGCCGAGCTTGAAAAATCAGCTATCCAGTTAGGAATAGCTATGGGTGAGACCGGAGATGCTTTCGATGTAGGAATGGCTCAGATCAAAGACGGCTTCGACATAGCCAGGAGCTTCGGAGTATCGTTACAAGAGACTGCAGAAATGCTTATCGAGGTTCAACAGGCAGGATTCAGGGGAGCAGAATCTATGATCGTATTCAACCAGGCTGTGCTACTTGGTAAAGCCACATTTTCTGATACACAAACAGCAGTCGATACCTTAACAGATGTCATGGTATCATTCAGGGAATCATTACCACAGGATACATTCTTATCAGCAGCTAAAGCCTCAGATATTTTGACTAATACAGCTAACCAAACTAACATTACATTGAGCGAATTACGAACATCAATGCAGTTCGTCTCAGGTATTGCAGAAGCTTATTCATTCAGTTTAGCAGATGTAGCAGCAGCACTCGGAGTTTTGCAACAGGCTGGTATTCCACCTTCAGTTGGAGCAAGAAGGTTCGGTAGTGTCCTGGATTCATTAGCTACCAAGGGTAAGCTCTATATTAGAGACTTCCTCGATCCAGCAACCGGAGAGCTTAGATCGATGGGAGAACAGTTCGATTTACTACAAGTCCAATATGATAGTTTTGGAACAGACCTTGACAGAGCTGGGTTCTTATCAGAATTGTTCGGAGCCAGACAGGCAGAATTAGTTAAGAAGATATTAGCTAATAGAGATGCTCTCGATGAACTGGCAGAATCTAATAGAAACGTAAATGGTATAACAGAAGAATTTGCTAATGACACTACACCACGGTTAGATCTGGCATTAAAAGCAGTGATCAATACTATTGATGAGATGAAAATAGCCACAGGAGAAGCCATAGGAAAACAATTAATGCAAACAGGTGTCTTAGAGAGATTAGTAGATGTTCTAAAAGATGCGGCACCATTCTTTGAAGAGATTGGGGCGGGAATAGGAAAAGGAGTAACCAGATTTCTGGAAGATGTAGTCAACTTATTCCGATGGATTACCAAGGGGACCGATGCCGTCACAAATGGATTAGAGGCAACTACTACACACGGTCAACGCTTTGCTAAGATGATGATGGATCTACTGGACAGGATAGGAATAAGATTTGGATTTATAAAATTTATATTTGATGGAATAGGTAAGATAATAGATAAAATCTTCGGTGATACAGGTGGATCATCTGTAGAAGCTATAGCATCCGGATTAACACAGATAGCATTGTTTGCTGTTGCAGCTGTGCCAATATTGGCTGGATTAGGAGTAGCCATCGAAGTTGTAGGAGCAAGCATTTCGCTTTTGACACCAGTTCTTGGTGGATTCATATTTGCACTTAATACACTCAAGACAACCATGGCATTAGGATTCCAGGGAGCAGGAGCCGCAGCAACTGGAGCAAGCGGATTCAGTAAGATTATGGCTGGTATAATAGGTGGAATCATTGGTGCTACCATCGGACCGATCATTGCAGGAGCTGGAGGCGGACCCGAGGCTGCTGCTATCGTTGGAAGAGGAGCACAACTTGTATTTCACAAGGCTCTATTTGATGCCGGTGGAGGACTCATGGGATTTGTAAAACTCCTTGCTAAAGCATCTATTGTTATATCAGTAGTAGCATTTGTTATAGGAGGACTCGTAGGAGCAATTCAAGCAACGATCAAGATTTTTGATAATCTTGGCACCAGCATGGAAGGTCTGACTGGAATTAGTGATGGTTTAGGAGCAATCTTCGGTGCAATTATGGGTGTCATTAATCCACTTATGCAGATACTTGGAGATATATTACGTCTATTCTACGAACTCGGAAGATTTGCAGGAGTAGTCTTGATACAGGGTTTATTAGGAATCATTGATGGATTCGCCAGGTTAGTAGGTGGTCTATTTGGAGCAATAACTGTATTACTTAACCTACAGGATCTCTGGGACGATCTCGGTAGATTAACTCAATGGTTACTGGATGGATTGGATAACTTAGCTAATGGGTTCACTGAAATGGTCGATGGAGTAGCTAAAGCAACAGATATACTAATAAATTCGCCGGAGATCCTGGTAGAAGGCATTTCTAATGTTATCGTTATGATAGGAGATGCTATCGTCAAGGTTATTGTGGATGGATTTAATGCACTTACCTTTGGTGCAAAGGGTCTGATTGAAGACTTTGAACAGGATCGGTGGCAACGTAGTGGAAAAGGCTCGATAGAGGAAAGAACATGGAGTAGTCTCGGAGACGTTGCCAGGTGGTTTAGTAGTTTCCAAACAGGTGGAACAGTTCCAGGGGCAGGCAGTGTTCCAATTATTGCTCATGGAGGAGAACCAGTCTTCTCCTCAAGAGATGCAGATACTCTAAATACTGCTATACGTATAGCCGATGGTAGAAGCACCACAAACAATAATAATAACGTTACTCAGAACATTACTTTTATTATCAAAGCAGATGATCCCATGGAAGCAGACAGAACAATTAAGCAAATATCTGAAAAATTAAAACAGGTAATGGCATGACTACCAAATATAAGTTTAATGTAAAACAAACATGGAAATGCATCAAAGCTGGACTTAAGCACGTGAAAACATTAGAACCATGGCAAGTAAGGTTGATGCAGAAATATTATCCACATCTGGATTGGTGGGAAGTATACAATAAATGACGTTTAAAGTATTCGCTCAGTTCCAACAGATGGAAGAAATAGAAATTAATTTTGTCAGTTTTACTTATACTCAAGCCATAAATCAGGTTGGGATCTTTAGTGTAATCATGGAAGCAGACATGCTTAAGTTTATGATCCCAGGGATGGATATGCGAATTGAATGGAGAGGTGAACCAATGTTCTCTGGGAGATTCGGAACATTAATAGATGATACTGAAACTACTGTTACGTTTAATGGGAAGGACGAAATGGGTAAACTTGGTGATCGATTAATAGATTGGGCAGCAGCTAACACCACCACACCCTTCTTATTAGAAGCCGTCAATGCAACTCTTGCATTAAGACAATTGTTCAATACTTACACTGGTAAGACAAGCACAGATACGGATTACAATTATATTACTTATGTTGATGCTACCAACACCTCCAAAAAATGGAAGTTTAATAATCGAACGCTTGCTGATGCTCTGATTGAACTGGCTAATAGTTCAAGTGTTAGTGTAGTTGATATAGGATTCTCTATCTGGATAGATGGAAGAAAACGAGTCAGGTTCAACCCACTTGGTTCGGGAACCTATCACGATAATATTACCTATAAGGTTCAGTCCCTGAGCTTTGACAATACACAGGTCGTTAATGATGTTAAATTCATTGGTGGAGTCCCACCAATAGTCCCAGGTGACAAAGACTTCTTTACTGAAGACGGAACCCCAGGTGGAACACCTACAGGTTGGTCATTAACCTATAACCCCAGCTCAGATGCTGGAATACAATTATATGATCCAGAACAAGATGCTCCAGTTGTCAATACTGGTGGGGTGCGAGAGGGAAATTATGCGATCAGAATTAATATTATTAATGATACTCCATCTATAAACGCTTACTGTAACTTCTCCAATCAGACCGGTTCATTCGGGTTTGAAGGAACCTCAGCCGATTGGAGTGATGGCGAAGGAGATGTTTGTAATTCAGCAGTCAAAAGAGCCAAACAATATGAAGATGTTGATCTGGGTAATTTAATCCTTGATACTATAACAGTATCATTTAGGTGGAGTCAAGATCAACACGGAGAGGTTGGACTAACCAGGAATCCGGTAGTAGATTGTGCATTCCCACTTTTTCAGGTTTATATCAATACAAATGATGGACAGGAATATCTTACCAATGGGAACTCACCAACAGCTAACCATATTGCTACAAAAGAGATTAGGACAGGTGACACTTTTCAGATTTATCCCAATAAAGGCTGGAAAAGATTAGTTCTTTACCCGGTCTCAAGCGGTTCAGTATCCCTAAAGGCTAATGATATCGAGGGTATTATTTTCAGAATGTCAGGTATCACTTATAGTATGAAAGCAGCGAACTGTCATTTATGGATCGATAATTTAAGCTTTCAATTTCATCAGATTAATATTGTCAAAAGAAATACTGATTCTATTAATAAGATAGGGATCAGAACTAAGTCATTCAGTAATCCAGATCTTAAGGATTGGCAGACTGCTCATCAGACAAGCAGGGGGATACTTGCCAGGTTAGAAAAAGAAGTTATTACTGGAGATGTAGAAGTGCCGTTCAACCCTAACATTCGACTTAATGATATGATCAATATTATTTGGAAAGGAAAGCGTTTTAAGCTACTGGTCAGAGCTATTACGGTCACGTCAAAAGAGAAAATGGTAATGATCCTCGGATCAGAGAACCCTGATATGTTAGCAATATTATCTGCGTTTAGAGTAATGAACGTCAACACACAAACAGCGGGTCAAGGATACAAGCTCAATGCGACCTTCGATCAAGATACATGCTTTGAATTTTGTCAAGCACAATGTGAAGAGGTCTGCCAGAATGATAAAAATCAAACGGTAACCGGGATACTTACTACGGAAGGTATAGTTGTTAAGAATCCCTGTTTAGAAAATTGTGAGACCTACTTGGAAGTTGAGACCAGATAATGTCCAAAAGAGGAACTGCAATATTTTTACTATCAGTATGGACTCTAACATTATTTATAGGGATGATTCTATATACACCACCAGATGATATATCTGATGAGTGGACAGTCATAGAAATTCAGAGCATATCAGAAGAGAAACGAGATATCAATATCAGTATTAATAATAAACTTACACTTACCTGGAATGTTGAATATACATGGATCTCACTACCATCACAAGATTACGAGATAATATATAATAGTCACCCGGACACGCGATGGAGATTTTTCACATACACCAGAACAGAAGCACCTACAAACCTATTATTTGGTGATGCTATCTTCGATGGACCGTATGGAGTCAATAGCACCAGTATAACTATTACATCAAAGTGTGAAGCTAAATTTTCATTGTATAATTATGACCTTGATCTCCTGTATAATGTGACTACCAATGATTCGTCCATTACGATCCAATTACATCAACGAACTTGGATACTTGCTAATGGCTCACTATGTTTCTGGAATATAAGATCATAGATAAAGCTTAAATAGGCTGTATAAAATATGCAATCGTCAAGCTAAGAACCAATCAACGGTTCTACTCAATATCCCTAAATTTATGGTGAAATAATGGCAGCCCCTCCAGAAAAAGTTAAACCACAACCAGAAGTTGCACCCGTTGTAGCTCCGGTTAAATCAAAAAAGAAATCCACTGCTAAGAAAAAAGCAGTCGCTAAAGCCCCGGTAGAAGTCAGTAAAGAAGGCAAAGAACAGGCACGAGTTCCTGTTAAGTCCGATATTTTTATTTGGCAACCCGGGAAACAAATACAGGAAATGTTTGATTTTCAAGTCAAACTTATTGAAAACATACAGGAAATTGTTTTGGATCTGTCCTCTAATAGGAAGCAGATCAATACTGGAATGATTCATACCGTCCTGAAAGAATTAGATTTCGTAAAGGAAGCAGGTGTAGAAATTAAGCACGAAAGTATTAAGAAACTATTAGCTAAACACTTTAATATCCATAACTCAAGAGCTGGTAGACACACGTATGAGTCAGCAAAAATTCAAGCCCTCTACCCCTCCACAGCAGAATAACCAGTATAGTGAGATTACTGTCAACTTAAATGAAGAGTGCAATTTTCGTTGCACTTACTGTTTTATCCCCAAGCAACCAAAGTTTATGACCGTGCAGGAATCTCTTCATGTCTGTGAGGTCATTAGAGATTTATTAGAAGATGGAGGAAAGATACACTTTTTTGGCACAGAGCCTATGTTATCCTACCCTTTAATGACAGGTATGGTGAGCTGGTTCCAAGAGAATATGAACAAAAGCTTTACTCTTGGGATGACAAGCAACGGTTCTTTAATAGATAAAACTAAAGCAAAATGGTTAAAAGAAAATAAGTTTGGTGTATTGCTTAGTTGCGATGGTATAGCTGAGGCTCACGATTTGCACAGAGTGTCTAATACTGGTGATGTTACTCATAGTAGGGTTGTGCGTGGTTGGGATAACCTCTTGGATTCGGGCATAGTGCCAGCCATTGCTGCAACCGTAACCCCTGACACGGTTAAGATGGTGAAAGACTCGGCGGCTTTCCTTCTTGGACGCTCGCAACAATTCGTGCATTTCAACTTAGACACTACACATTCCGGCAAGTGGTCAACCTGGGAACTCCATAAACATTGGCTCAACCTTGCTACATGGTATGTTAAGGAAGGATTTAAATTAGGAACAATAAGAAACTTTCAGAATGTAAAACGAGCTTATAAAAGAACTGGTGGAGCAAAACCTCAGAATCGTGTTACCTGTGGAGCCTGTCAGAAGTCTATCGGTATCGATACTGACAGCTCTATTAAGCCCTGCCACCGTTCTAACTTAGAACCAGTTGGACAGATAAATGAAAACGGAGCCACTTTCTTTAACGATAAGTTTTTGAAGATCCAAAACTACGACTTTAATCAGTGTCATTCCTGCCCTGCTTATCCGTGTAGCACCTGCTATTCAAACTTCCAAGATGCAACCGGAAGTATGTATGCTCTAAATCAAGAATGGTGTAAGACACAGCTTGTAAAGTGGCAGGTAAACGAAATAATCTTTAAAGATGTAGTTCCCTATGCAACGATTCGAGATTGATGGAACACCCTTTCATGCTATTCGTGAACTAAACTCTAATGTTAACATCTCTCTTTTAGAAGGATATATATCCTCTTTCCCAACCTCTTCAACTATTCCAGTATTTACACTAATGTTTAATGGTATAACATACAAGGAATATATTGCTTTGACTACCAAAGCTATTAGTGGAGCCAAGAAGATCAAAGGACCAGATGACGTCAATTATATGGTTATTGCCAATCGTTTAAGCTACTCAGAGACATCAAAGAATCGATATAATATTGACATAACTTTCCAGAAGGTCGAGGGCATTATCGTAACCTCAAAAGCTATTTATATTGAGAACGACTGGGAATACATCATTGATGAATCATTCGAGAATGCGGAATGGACAGGTTCAGATATAACAACTGTAGATGGCATAGGGAGGACAGGTGGAAAACAACAATCTTCTATCACTTGGGAAAAAGAAACTGGCACTGTTAAATCGGTAGCCGATGCAGAAGCATATGAAGGGGGAGATGTCCTCAAGACAGATGGAGGACGAGTTACTATTAATGCATACGCAAGAGATGTCCAGATCGAAGGAATGTTTAACTGGCATCTTGAACCCAATATTATAACCATTGATCTCTTAAAGGATGGAAATTTTGATAATGGTAATTTAGCAACTGATTGGGATGATTACGATTCTCTTCATCCAAGTCTTCCTCCAGCTGCAACTACAGGTGCCTTTTTTCGTCAAGCAGGGGCATGGGGATGTAAAATAACTCCTTACCAATCTCCAACTTATTACGAGGGCTATATTGAACAAAATGTCATGATCCCTGTTGATAATATTACAGCCTTTACTGGATATTCCAAGCTTTTCTCGACTCGAACAGTTACAATGAAGGTCACATATACCGATGACACGACAGATCAATATACTCGCACATCATCTTCTGGAACATGGGTATTAGACAACTACCTGAGCACATTGGCTGCTGGTAAGATTATTAAGACCATACGCTGGACACATTCACCAAATAGAGGTTCAGACTCAGCAATTGACAGTCTCAGTATGACTACAAGTGGCATCAGTGAAAATGAGGAAATTGATCTCGGACCTCTCGATCCTGCGGACTATGCAATTATACGGTGGCATACTCCGATCGATGGAGATGGATATAGCGATAGTATAGAATTATATATGGATCGAATCTCTAATATCATTTACTTGGCTTATCGAGAAGGAACAACACAGAAAATTATCACCCCTCAAAAACCAATACCAATGGATATCGATACATGGTATAGTTTTAAAATCATAAACATTGGTCATAATGTCAATGTCTGGATAAATGGAACACATATATTTTCAGTTCAGCTCGAGAAGGCAGTAGCTGCTGGTATCAATACTACTGGAGGTATTTCATTTGAATCAAACGGCGCTGCTACTAAAACAATGTGGTGGGACACAATCCAGGTATCTACACCTAAAAGAAGTGTTATATCATTACCACCTGGATCAGAACCGATAGGATCTTACTCTAATATACACACACTCGAGACTCCATACGGAAAAATATATAGAAGCATAGGAAGAGAGAAACAGCTTATCGGGAGATGGGAAGAGACTGGACCAGACTGTATCCTCTATACGGACTTCAGAGACAAGAATGCTTCCCATCCAAAAAACTACGCCTTTAACCTGGACAGTTCAGTTACTAATGATGGATTCGATCTGATCTCCAATGGATCAATCATCGAAAACGGGGGGATAAGTGGTAATGCTTTGCGATTAGACAGTAACCTTAGTGTTCCAGCGACAGCATCCCCTGAGAAAACTAAGTTTATAATCTTTCCTTATCAGTTCGGATTTAATACTAATGGTAAGGCGACCGTTCGTATTAGAATGAAGTTCCACGAGTTCTCTACTGGAGAAGAACCTATGGTCATCTATGCCCATCGGACTTCAAGCCATAAAGAAGCCATAGAACTTCAGATGATATATGAAAGAACATCTGTTCAGGAATTTGCTGGGACAAGCAAGATTTATCGGGTAAAGATTATCCAGTGGAGCGAGGGCTCAACAGGAACTGCCCACTACATGGATCTCGAATTGGAGAAATACTATGATTTTGTTTTTATCTGGGATTACGACAATAATTATAAGATGACATACCTGGACGGTCAACCAATCAGTAAAGATTATGATATAACTGATGCTCCAGCTGCTATTACATTATACAGTATTATTGGAGGTAACACTTCTACCGACACATCAATTTATCCTACTGGCAACTACAGGATAAATGCGACTGTCGATCTAATAGCTATCTATAGAACAGTTATCCATCCTATTAAGGGACAAGGTTTGATATCAGCTGAGAATGTGCGAGCCTACCGTATTCCCAACAGTTCTATACTTGACTGGTGGAGAGACTCAGCTAATGTCATCGATCAACTGGAAGTGGGTTGGACACAGCGTTGGACAGGAAAGACCTCTCAATATGAGTTTGCAGCCTTCAATGATTTTCCAGAAGTAGCAGCTCTCTCAACTGGCACACTACACGGTGGAGGTATCTGGAGTCAGACAGATATGCCCGATCTCGCATTCTATAACTCATTTATTCTTAATGGATTGGACTCACGTATTCGTATAGCAGATCGTCAGTTTTATAAGGAAACATGGCACGGAGCACCAACCACTTTTGTTATCTGGTTCAAGCACGATTCCGCTGAAATTACAGATGGATATCTCTGGTCTATTCCATATAATAGTAATACAGAATACGGAATTTTTTTCTTATGGGATGATTCAATTAATGCGTTAAATGTTAGGATTCTCCAGACTATCTCAAGCTCAGAAACCGAAGATATGCTGATTTATATCAACTCGAACGATGACACCTGGCACCAGTATATTGTAGTGGTAAGTGCCAATTACTGTCAACTCTATCGAGATGGTAGATTAATCCGAGATCAGTTCCTTACATGGTCAGATTGGGATATAGTTAATGCCCATAATATTTCCTATCATTCGGTTGGATCAGTATATCCTTTTGAAGCACCCTGGGCTGGAATCGCTACTCATATTTTAGAAGGAAATATTCATGGCTGGTTCTGGATAAACAAAGCTATTACCCCTGCTGAAGCCAAATTACTTTACCAGACATATCCAAGAAAAGCATGGTATATCCCCGAATCACGCCAAACCTGGCAAGGACATCAATATTTATTAAAGGAGAACAATGAAGACTTTGCTAAAGAAACTAATGTCTTGGGCATGTGGACTTTTCATGACGGAACACCAGACCATCAATTGACCTATATCCATGATACAAGTGCTAATGTTGTATATTTACAGAGATATAATAGCGTAACACCATTAACTAATAATGTTCCTGATGCTAATGGTCCACAGTGGAACCCAGATACTCCCTCTAAACATTGGGACTACTCTCTCTCATTCAATGGGACAAATCAACAATTATATAGGACAGGATTGTCTGGGGTAGAGTATGGTTTTCCTGGTGGATCAGATCAACGAACTTATAACTTCATTCTTAAGACAGGCGATACTACTGACGAAGCGACTATTTTCAACAGTGGTTCAACCACGGAATTCATACAAATCAATTATGGTAGTGATACAGATACAGGCTTAGAAATAGAGTTGAGAGACGGTGGAGTCCCTAATATATATACCGGTAAGAAGTTCAATATCTTTGATGATGTATGGCATCTGCTAACTATTACAGTAAATCGATCTACAAATACCATGGTCATCTACGTAGATGGAAAATTTGATTCAAGCACCACGATAGCTGGGTTTCCTTCAACATCAGCAGAAATCGCTATTGGTAACTGGAGGAATTCAACCAACTGGATAGCAATGAAAATGGTTCACTTTTCAATTTACAGTTATGCCTGGAGTGCGTCTGATGTAAGGGAAACATATAAGAATTGGTTTGGTCCAACCATTCAATTAGAAAGAACCGTTCAGCGACTGTATCGTGCCCGTGATTGGAGATGGCACCAGAAGAAAAATGTTAATGTGCTTGGCTCTCCTAATGATACTCTATGGATAGAAAATGGACTAATAGGCTTACGAATAAGTAAGCAGAGTAAGTTTGATGCTGGACACATCTCTCAGTTTGTGTGGGATCCATCAGTGGACAATTGGGATTACATAGGTAACATTGGGGTATATGCAGAAACTGTTGAATCTACTGGTGATAATGATCAATACGTAAGGAGTTTCGATATCGTAGAAATTACCGGCAACTCTGTTATTATCGATTGCCAGATGATGAATAACTGGGAACTCGATCCTATCATCCAGACCACAGATGTCCGATCATGGAAGGAGAATGATATTATTATCAGGGTAGAATTGTTTGGTGGACAACAGACTGTGGTCTTCAGTATTGTCTCCACTCCTATGAATGAAGAAACATTCTCTACTACAAGTTTCCAGTGGCTCATACACTTCATGGAAGGGGCATACTATCACTTCACTGTGCTCGGGGGAATCAGTGCCTCAACCGACGTATTTGGTAGAACAGCCTCAACCAGTCGAGATGAACCTGATCATGCATGGATGCCAGCTTCTGCCTTTGTTAGGCATGGTAGGAAATGGGTTGGCTTTGCTGCAGGAAATAAATATTCTTCTGCAACAGACAGATGGTATTTCGCTACTGTTAGTGGCGTAGCCAGACAGATGAGTATGCGTTCACTTGATGTAGATGAAAGATTTATCGTCGGAGCAGTCCCTACACCCTTCTATCCCTTGGTCTACCCACGAGACAATAGTGAACCTGGTGTTACCTATGTAGGAGGTGCTGCTGCAGAAATCGCTAACTCTATTACAGCTACTACCACCCCTGATGGTTATATCACAGAACTAAATTCTGGCACTGATACAGTAAATGTTGATTGGGGAACAGTAGATGCTGGACATTACTGGATGGGAGGTAGATTCCATGGAGGAGGTGCTACTGGTTCTTTAAGACTAAGAGATGGCACTTCAGATATCTATGTTAATTCTTCTACTGGAGAAGTTGTAGTTATGATTGATCAATACTATGATCAGACCAGCAATCTGAATACTCATTTTACTGCCAGTGCAACAAACGTAGAAATAGACTACGCTATCTGTATACCGATGAGTGGGCAGAAGGACTATCAGGGAATCATGGATACCATATACTTAGCAATGATTAAATGCAAGAACACTGTTGGTGGAAAAATAGGTGCAAAAATAACATGATTGATGAACCAAGACTTGGTATCAAATTCGGTGATCACTGGATATATGAACAGGAAACTGTAAGCTTTGCTACTAATATTATGGTCTCACAATATACCACTGGCTTATTGGAACAAAAACAACATCAGCATTCTTTTGATCTAACCATAACTACTATCTATGAACCAGAATTATTCCAGGCACTAAAAGAATTAATGGAAAATGATAACTTCGCCGTGCAGGGATTGCAATGGACGACCAGCTACGATGGTGTAGTAATTATTACTGGTGCAGAATTTAAAGAAATAGAATATGTTACTAAAACTATTACTGCTCACTTAAAAGGATCATATAACAAACTTAGATTAAATGCCAGGAGCACCAGACTACCTATACCAAACTTCGTAGCTGAAGAGGATGTAGATACTAACAAACGAAGACAACATGGGATCTATGATCATTACGAAACCTTTTCCAGCGTCCCTTCGCACTGGGAAACTTTAGTTGGCATATGGAGTGTAGGTAGCGGTTTCTTGTTTACTACAAGCTCTACAACCTACAATTCAATACGAGCAACACCCTATCACACAGCAGACTTTATTTGTAGTATATCATTTAATTTCGGAGGAGCAGAAACACACGCAGGTATATATTTCCGAATACAGAGTTCCTACGCAGAACATGCAGACTCTGATGATGCTGGCTATTATTATCATCTCAATGGATCAACCGTTGATAACATAAAAATAAATCGGAACCTGCATGGAGCTTCAGACGTAACTATATGGGATCATAACCTGGGAGTAAATGTTAGCACCACCGATCAACATACATTAACAGTAATAGCATCCGGTGATACATTCTACTTATATTACAACGGAAAATTCTACGTTAAGATCATAGATCCAACCTGGGTAACAGGAGGAGTAGGAGTAAGGACTGGAAGCAGTTCAACTCAATTCCAGAGCTTTCATTGTGAAATACTACGGGACAATCCGATTGTCAGAATTCCGAACTGGCAAGCAATAAGCAGGAGACACTCGAGTTCACGGGGCTGGTTGGATACCAGCCGGGGATTAATCAATAAGATAGTTTATGCACGAGAGCCGGTGGATTACGTGCCCTGGTTGGGCAGGGTCGGGGATGAGGACGTTAAGGTATGGGACACCAACGAGAACAAATGGACAGAAGACAAAGGATTTTTCTTAAAGCCTCTCTATTGGAGTCGAGTCTATGACCCTAATCATACATTCAAGGGAGATTGTGTGATCGAGAACGGGATCATGGCTTACGTGCAGACCTCACAGACCAGTATGATCTACCTGTATCCAGACGTATTCCGATTCAGGACGATGTGGAAACAAAGCCTAACAGCTGGAGGAACAGATACAAGTCTGCCCAATCCACGGATGCGTAGACTGGACGTCATACCAGAACAAGCAGGGAGAAGTTACAATAAAGATGATCACCTGGACTTACGAGATCAACACGAGCAATGGATTGACCGTGATGACGGATCACAGGATTTTCACCACGCACCATTGTTCGAGTCAAGAGAAACTGACCTGACCTATGGTCATAGCTTTTATGTTGGAAAATATAGTTTCGAGGGCTGGAATATTTACACAGAGGTAGAATTCACAGTTGAACAATTCAGTAAGTGGAGGAGCTCTACAGAATTCCAGGGAATATTCTCGAATACTGATGACTTCCAGAACGATGGATTCTACATCTATGTTACGAGTGGAACAACCCAGACCATATATGCAAACTTTGGAAATGATGCATCAGGTGATACGGTCTGGAATACAGGGGTAAGTATAGATCCTAATACAGTAACACGAATAATGCATATTCTCTCTCAAAACAGGGAAATGCTTTACAAGAATGGAATATTAGTTGCTGTGCGTGATAGAAGTAAAACGGTTTTCATACAATCTGGAAGGACTCCTCGTATTGGATCAACAGAGCGAGAGCGACCATGGGCAACCAATCCTCTCAATGGGAAGATATCTTATGCAGAGACAGGACTCAGGAACAGGGGAGAAACAATGCCTGTCTCGAATGATACTCCTGTATGCTGGATCACCTTTGATCACAATGACTGGGACAACGGTAATACTCGAATGACTGATAAAAGTGAGAATGGATTACATCTCCTGCAGAATGTTAATAATCTGTTTTTGATGAATTCACATGGTCGGTTTAATGAGTGGGCATATCGGAAATCAGCTGTCATTGGTTGGTCTATGGGTTGGATCGATGGATTGGAAACTCCTATTGGAACTACCTGGTCTATTAGTCTAACCTTTATGTATATTAATACTCCTGCTGCTGCAACATCATATTTGTTATTTATTATAAATAATGGAGCAGGAGAAGCAGTCGCTATTTTCATACAGGATAATAATACCTTTGATGTGAACATTAATGGTACGATTGTAGGAGCTGTTCCTATTGTTATTAATACAATTCATCGAGTGCTTATATCGTGGGATGATGGATCTCTGAATATATATTTGGATGGGGTATTACAAACTGGGTCTCCTTTTACGACACCAACTCCTACATTTACCAGTAATTTTAATATGTATCTTGGTGGCAATGGTGCAAATGTGATCTCAACATATGATGGTTATATGGACGAATTCATGGTCTGGGATAAGGTTATTACCCCAGATGAGGATGGGGTAGTAATTAAGGATCAGTATAAGACTGGTGAGGTTTATCTAAAGAGTGAGTTTAGATATATCGATAAGCGATGGGTCAAGAGACCAACCGATAGGTGGAGAGCACCGATCTACTGGTTCAGCCAACATTCCGATAATGGAAGATCTATCCAGTTAGATAGCCATGGAAGTAGAGTGGTAGAAGGAGCAGAAGTAGTAACGAACCCTGGATTTAAATTTCCAGGTATAACAGGAGATTTCATGTGGGCGTGGAAAAGTCGAGGCGGTGTCGAATTTAATCATACTGGAGATATCGAGTTTCCCACTGTATTTAGTTTGCAATTCTCCGTATATATCTTTACATTACCAGCCTCCCATATGTTACCATTTGAATTATTCAATACCTCATATGAAACAACTGTCTATTGTAGGATCTACAGCGATGGAGATATAGAATTTGCATTAGTCGGAACAGGAGGAGTATCTCGTTATATGATTACTACTGATACTCCATTGGCTGTTAACACTTTATATACTATCTCATTCAGGTGTGACATACCAAATGATACTGGAAAAATAGTAATTAATGGAACAGAACATACTGTAACAAAGACTGGGACTGCCCAGACTACTATCCGAAACCTTCGTTATATGCGTATTGGTAGATATGTAGCGAGCGAATTCCATAATGGAGCAATTGGAAATATTATTATCCATGATTACTGGTTGAAGGATGAGGAGCTTGGGTTCTTTGTGGATAAGCAAATGGGACCAAGCGCTGGAGCCATAATCAAGCATTACAGTGAGACAACACTTACTGCTCCTCATTTCAACAAAATAGAACTCGAGGAGATCAGACCAGACTTCGTCAGAGCACGAATAAAAGAAGGAGCATACCAGACAAGTTATGAGATGAAGTTCCGTGGAGATATTGGTGGAATAGTTCTCAAAAACTATAAAAGATATGGAAGCCAGAAATTACCAGCGAATGATCTCAGATACTTTCATATCATGCGAGACGATAATCTGTTTCCAATGGCGACCTATAATCCTATTGGAACTGAGTTCGGGAATGTTAGGCTTAAAGTAAATGTTTTTGGAACCAGAAATGATGATAATGCTATCAGATACGTGGACTCACGCAGAGATGTCTTAGGATCTGATTATCCGATTGCTGCTACCTTGAACCATGTGGAAATCATCCATGCGATAACCTACTCGGCATCCAGCAATGTGATCTGGGTATCAGTCTATAACTACATGACACCGGGTGTGGATGGGACTGCAGACTTTAGCACCGAGGGTGGAACTAAAAACTACTTCACAGACAACCATTTGTTCTGGGTAGAACGGGGAGATTTTGATGATGGTCAAATGGAGACAGGACTGATACCGATACCTTATTTCCACCAGATATTCTATCCAATTGGTGATATGTCAGCTAATAACGGTGGTTCCTTATCTACGTATCTGGGTGAACAGAACCCATCTACCATATATTTTAGTGTAAATAATCAATATGTTCGGTGGAGCAATATCTATTTGGAAGCTGGGAGCTATGCAGTAATTGTTGGAGCCAGGAGAAATGGTGTCAGTCAGACTCTTGATATCGATGTTAGTTCTGGATCAAAAACATTAACAGACCAGGTTACTAACAGTGTTAATACGGACGATTGGAATAATCAAATATTCGCTGTGTTCACTGTTGACAATGAATTCTTGACTGATATACAAGTCGAAGTTCGCATGAATGGGAGCGGATTTGTGTTCACAGACGGTATGTGGATTATTCCGATAAGCAATGGTCATAATTATCCAATGGATATTATCCATCAGTTTATGAGTGAAACCAAAATAAGTAGACAAGTAATAAAGGATGTAGACTAAAATGAGAATGTGTAGAATACCCGAATTAGATTATGCAGATTTTGAGAAGATTCGCGACGCGATCTTCAGTGTGATTCCTTTTTCTGTGTTTGAAGTGCAATACAGCAAGGAATTAAAAACAGGATACTTTAACTTCTGGGACTCAGATTATATCCCAGCCGAGATGAGTAAATATATTGTGCAACCACCGCTGAGCAGGGAGAATAAAGCACTACTCCACAAAAAATTGATTGGTGTTATGAAGTCTCTACAGAACAAGGACAAGGTTGCTAACATAGGTTAGAGATTAAGATTCGGAGGACGTCCACCGAGTAATACTGATCTTTTTCCTATAAAATTAAGTGGAGGAGCATAATCTTTCATCTGCTCATCATACCATAAGACCATGGCTCTAATTACAATAGAACGAGTAAGAATTATCCCGATGATCCGCTTATTCAATTTCTGCTCTATCTGATATAATTCAGTGTCCATAGACTGGGAGATCTTAAAAGACAATGGATCAGCACGGTGAGTCACAGGCATATTTATAACCTTGTGAACCAGGGGCGGTAGTAGCTCTACATTCCCAAAGATCAGGAATGACCTGATGGATGCACGCATGAACTCAGAATACGTAAAGTGAAGATGATTGATATAATGGGATGCTATCTCCTCTAACCATAGCTGGGTCTTCATACCCACAGATACAACAGCATCTCTTCGTTTGGGAGCCAATTTCCTGGGCGTAGGGGGCGCACGATTACGGGGATAACTACGGATATCAATCACTCTTCTTCTTCAGCTTCTGCAATTTCCATTTGAGGTAATACCTGTATATCTTCTCCTTCAATGTGTTCTGGACAACCTTCAGTGATCTGAAGTCCTACTAATTTATAGAACATGTCCAGATTAACCTTGATCAGATTAGGTCGCTCGGTTATCTGTTCTCTCAAAGCCTCGATGTTATCGATGCCTCGAATATAATCACGGATAGAATACTCTTTATCATCCATGATATATGTTCCAGCTTTCATAGCTGCATCCTGCAATTGCTTGGGTCGGAACTCTCTATCAGTGCTCCTATTGTTATGGAAGTTGGAGTTCAGTCGAGTGACATTCATCACTGCATCCCAAAATGATGCTGGATTAGCGATCTGAGGTCTGGTTAACAACTCAAATAACATATCGACTGATTGAGCACATGCTACATAGAGCATTATTTCATTGACTACAGTCAACCGCTTTCTCATAGCCTCAAGCATAGCTTCCTGGTATTTCTCAGCATTGTTTTTCCAGTTCTCGACAATCACAGAGACATCAAGATCAGCTACCTGATCAGTAGTATGCACTACTTTGGTGTTCAGCAGGTTATACTTGGCTGAGGCTGATACCAATAAGTGTAGTGCGTTCATACAATGGATAATACTAACTGTATATCCGAAGATAAATGAACGACGTCCACTGTTATACGAAAACATGATCGTAGGATACATGTCTACTTTCTCAGTATTATCCTGTTCACGCACACCCTCAAATGAGGCTGATTCTAACTGAGGAAACTGCATGAGAGAGAAATCCTTTCTCCCAAATGTAATTTGCTCCGGCTCACCCATAATCTCGTAGATCTTATTCTTGATAGTCTCGAGTTTAATAGGGGCATATCTACCAGAGAACACGTTGATAACATCAACGCGGTCGAGCTCAGTCTCCAGATACTGTAACTGTAATACGTTCTTATATCTATAGATGTCTCTTACTTGTTTTTCATCCAGATAGAATGTCTTACCCTCGTAAGTTAATGGAGTAGGGTAATCAAATTCTTCCAGTGCTGCTTTGCTATCGACATTACGTATAGTGTCAACAGTGACATGATCAGAAGGCACCATTTGATACTGCAACTGATTGTCAACCTCAATAGCATCATCTATCGAGGTAATTCGTTTAAATGGATCGGGTCTTGTCATTATGTTCCACTTGATCCAAGACCGCCCTTGCGGTCAGGGGTTAAGGAATCCTTATACAGGTCTTCTAAGCTTAGGACAGGTTCCCAAACTGCAGAATCTTGATATGATGTTACTGGAAATTTTTTAGTATCCAGATAGACATCTTTTTGAGTCTGAACTAAGCGACCTTGACAGATACGTTCCCCAGCCTTGAAGCGTTTGGGAGTTAGCACTGTCATACGAGACACAGAGCTCAGTATTAATCTAATCTCGTCTCGGTAGCCCGGATCAATCTGACCCGGACTGTTCACCAATATCATACCATATTTGGCAGAGAGCCCGCTTCTCGGGTAGATCTCGAAAACATAACCCGGAGGCACGTCTATCCAGAGACCTGTTCTAACCTTCAGCACGATACCCTGCTCGAGAACAAAGTCCTCTCCGCACTGGATATCTACATTAGCTGAATGTGGTTTTTCGGGCTTCAATTTATACTCAAGAGCAGAATAATACTTCAATTTAACCATGTTTATCAGTCCTTATTTAGGAACTCTACTCCTTCAATAGAGAGTCCACCGTGTTTCTCGAAGGCTTCCTTGATAATTGCCTGGATCTTTTCCCAATTCATATCTTGTTTGGGCTCTATTCTCAATTCGTAATACAATTTACTTCAACCGTTTTTCTAATTCTTCAGGATTGACTCGGATCAAATGGTGAAATAGGGCATTCTTTTCGAGTTTATTCTTTACAACTTGACTGTAGTAGTATTCTTGTTGATACATACGATCTTGACGCCTGTTACCTACCAAATGGTAGATCTTAATATCCCAGAATACAACCTCTGAACGGCAGAGTCCATTCTTATCATAGACCTCATAGTGGGTGCCATCATATCTAAGGACGTCATCTTCAGGGATACGGAATAAACGAATAGGAGTTCGTAGATCTGCCGGATGAACTTGGTCTTTGGCAAAGATCGGCACTCCAATAAAGCTGTAATCTTTGGGGTCTTGTTTGAATAAGGTGCGTAAATTATTGTTGTTCCCAGTATAGAGTTCATCTGAATCAATTACAAATGCCCACAATGCTAAACCTGCTGGGTGTGTCCAATCGGATAACAATTCAAAGTATCGGGATCGTTTGTCGATTTCTCTCTCCCAGGGTTGACTCATATTATTATCAATAACGAACCGTTTCTTCCCCATCAGTTTATAGATCATTTCTCGGGTCTCCTGATTAATATCATAGATGTTCTGATCCTTGAACAGGGGATAATACTTATATGGACCAAGCAGGAAGATGAACTCATCGACCTGATCCATGATAGAGCTGATAGCTAATTTGAGGTTAAAATCATCATCCCAGACATTCATACAGGCTACGATATATGATTCCATTATTTAGGCACCCTCAATTTATAGGAAGCGGTGACTTGGGCGAACTCCTCGAGTGTCATAATGCAATGTGGGCACTTATATTCCACGTTCTCAACTTTCTCCTTGACCACAGCAGTCAGGCTGACTACTGGGCACTCTATATTTCTACAGGTAAATACTCTATTGTGAACCATTTGTTTGTTCCTCGTCCTTCTCAATTGTTGGTAACATCTTATGATCTGTATCAAGAAAATGAATCAGGGCATGCCTGACAATATCCGATTTGGTGGGATAGATTCCAAGATGGATTAAATTGTCCATGTAAGTAATAATATACTCCGGAATACGATACGATTCCTGTTTAAGTTTCTGGGTTCTGATGAGGTTCACGCTTTCCTTCTAATTGAAATTCATTTCTCATTAAATAATACTCTCTCTTTCTCCGCAGACGTTCAGGATCTTTCAGATCTTCAACGTGAATAAGAGAGATGTTCCAAAGCATAACCTCTGGCACAACGACAGCAGCGAGCTTCTTTTCATCCCTCTTAGTAACATCAATTATAGTAGAATGATTGATTGAATACTTGTAGTTAGGTGACCATCTAAAGATACGCATCATAGCAATAGCATCAGTAGGACGTCTGAATCCTCTATGATATAGGGGAACACTAAAACGTGTAGGGTTCTCAATATCAAGCCCGATACTCTTTTTGTTTGATCTTCGCCTGCCGATAGCTATGGTTTTCCTGTTGGCAAAGGACAAGGTTGCTCGGAGTGTAGCGGGAGAAACTGATAAGAATAACTCATCGTCATCAATAATAAACAGGTAGTCTCCCTCTTTTAACCCCGGTGCCTTTAAATACATAGTCCGCTTCTCTATTTCGTTCTCCCAGACATACCTGGAAATCCACATGATCTCACTTTTATCGAAAAATTCTAATGCCAGATCCAGATGACTACGTTCCTCTTCATCGGCTTCTTCCTCGGTCATGATACCAGTAGGATCAAACACCAATTTGTATGGTCCATACACAAAGATTACTGCATCTACATACGGAGCAATCGATGATAATGATATCTTCAGTGAAGTTAAACAATCATAAATATTATAACAGGCTATAACCCTGTTAGGCGGATCAAAGGTCGGTTTATCAGAAGATCTATAGACCTCGGTCACATGGTGGACATGCTCATAGAATAGATCTAAGGTAGCCTGTTCGATATTGATCGAGACGTTGCAGTCATGACAGTAGAGTGGCATGGTGAATCATTTCTTTATGTAGTTGGAACAGTCTTTGCAGTTGGCTGAACCGAACAAGTCACAAGCATCAAGTATTACCTTATCATGGTAGATACAATCAAGTTTAAACTCAGGGATTACACCCATATCAAGATCTATTAGTGTTTTATTTAATTTCAATTCACTCATTTATTTCATCTGCTCCATCGGTTTCGTTATCCTCACGGACACTAACATTGAATGCGTTGTCTCTGACCATGCCTAAACGAACCAGCTCTTTAATATTGTTTTTGATTTCTGTTGGTGGTATGTTTTGCATCTTAACAAAATGCTTGACGATATCTTGCTTACGCATCTTACCATTATTTTCCTTGAGAAGTTGTTGGATCAGAGCTAACTCGGAACCGAACTTGACTTCATCCCTCCACTTAATTTGTTTCAACATAATGTTCTTGATGTCATCAGTGAGTTTGATGTCGATACCATCAGAGATATCGGTGGTCATAACAGTCCAGCCAAGAGCAATACGAAAAAGTAATTCTATCTCGAAGTGAGGCACACCCATATTCATAACAAAGTCTTTGAGCTCATCCATACCGAGATCAATACGCTCAACAAGTTTTAGTGTTTGAATCTTCGCATTAACACTCGCACGAATAGTTTGTAAACGATTGTAGTGGGCATGTGCTCCCCATGATTGAAACCAAGCTTGCCTCAAGTTATCGTAGTCAGTCTTGGTAGGAATAAAATTGATGAAACATATTCTGCGTGCCATACCAGACGACATAGATATTCTCGTCGGCTGGATGCCTCCGTGAAGAGTAGCATAAGTAGTATATTCGAGGGTTCCCGCTGCAAGTGATTTGGATACGTGTCCATGGTCGAGGGACATCAATAGTTGATCCTCGAGTGTATTAGAATGGGATGCTCCCATTCGCTCAATAATGGCATGGAACTCGTCCACTCCAATAATAGACATGGCATTCATGTAGGCTTCACCATGCTCTATGTGAGTCTGATTACGATCAAGAGTCATAGTTCCGATCCAACCAGGTTCGGTCATGGAGCCTCTAAAAACGGGTTGAATTAATGTCCCTCTCAGGAGTGCGTTCTCAATAAAAAGAAATTGTTCCATATACAAGGTCTTGCCGGTTCCTACCGGTGCAACAGTTATAATATGGATACGTGTATCCTTGGCATTAGCATTAGCCTCAGCAATTGGTCTAAGCCAACGATTATTCTGACGAACAATAACATCTCGGTATTTCTGTCGATAATGGAGTGGAATCCGAGGGGTATCGGGGTTGAGCATCATGCCCTGTTTATGCATACGCATCTTATTCTCGATATTAAACATGTGAGCTCCAGTAGAAGCTATGAATAATCTACCCATCTCCTTTACTTCAAGGATTTTTCTGTAGATCAGTTCCTCCTCGATTAGAGCCGTAATGTTATCGACGACTTCAACCACTTGTTTTTCCACCCGCATTACGCTCTGTGCCATGCACTCCTCGTTTTATATGAGTAGGAGTCTCGTCTGTAGGAATAATTACAGGCGGAGTCGCAATTGCGGGGACAGGAGGTGGTTCTCCTCCAAAGAATTTATCGTAAGCATCTATTCGTGACTTCAATAACTCATACATTCCCTTGAGCCACTTGTAATCATTCTCAAGAGTATTATATTTGTCTTTCATTTCATTCATGAATCTCATAAACGGGGCAACATTACTGGCGGGATCTATTACCACTTTTTGTAACGGATCACCTGGGGATATCCCCGGTTGGGCATCCACTGGATTTTCTGGATTTAATTTTGATTCTTCACCTGGCATAGTCTACGAACCTCGTAACTTGTTAATTTTAGCAAGGGTTTTTAAATGAACCCCTTGAATAGCAATGAGCTGGTTGTCTGTTGCTTGAAGGATCTTCTTAATGTTCCCAAATGTAACGATTAAACGTTCTGCAACGTCTATGGGGATCTTTAGACCTCGAGCAAGGAATAGTAAGTTGGGATCTTTAAGTTTATTATATCGTGCTGGTGTTTCGTATTTGATCTGACGACTAAGTTTCTCACTTTCTTGAGCCATAAACATTATAGATTCCAGTGCATAAAGTAACGTGTTTTTTGGAGTGATATCTGGATGATTGTCGGTTCCGAAGAAGGCGAGAATAGAGATTAGAGGATAACGTAGCTTTATTTCAGAGATTATATTCAGTATATCTGAGCGTTCCAAATAATTTCGAGTGACCTCTTTGCGCATATCGATATATTTTTCGATATTACCGTGGACAAACAAAGCAGGCACGAGGTTGTGCTCGACACAAAACTCCACCATACCATTTAACTGATATGGCATTTCGTTCTTATTCCATTTCTCATACAGATCACCGATGGTTTTGCGTTCCCATAGAGTATCATAGATCTGGAAGTCTCCCCACGGTAGAGGTTGAACCCTATAAGGAATGCCGACCTGTCTGGCTGCTGCTATTAATTCCCCACCACGAACATCCTTTGGTTCTCTCGTATCACCTGTTACAATGAGTTCACGAGCACCGAATACCCATTTATCAAAGTCCTTCAAACTTCTCACCTGAGCTTATAATGCCCGGCAATATGCCCCAGTCGGTGTGTGACTGATAAATGAATACATTTGGTATATGATAAAGGAATTTGAAATCTGATAGCATAGGAATATCCTCTGTAGCGTGCACTACAACACTCTTCTGGACGATATTAGCCCAGTTAGTCAGTTCAATTAACCACTCTTGCCAGTCATGATCCTCAAACAACTCTTTATTTAATGGCACATAGTAGATCTCATTACGATCTCGAAATTCTCCAGTAAATAACTCTATATCTTCAAGATCTGGTGCTACTCTTGGATGTAGGATCCTGAACAGCTCCTTACGTTTAGGATATTTACGATAGAAATCATCAGGTTGTTCTACCTCAAGCTCGAAGAATGCAATATGATGAATTGGATTATTAGCTACTGGATACTCGTGTCTTGTATACGTAAGGAAAATATGCTCCGGATGATAAACCGGATAGCTCCTCATTCCCAGAGGATACTTAGTTTTATCGTATTCTGGGACCATTAGAACGATCTTACCAGCAGCAAGACCGAACGGCATGAAAAAGGGTTTCATATGAAATCACTGGTTGGATAATCACCAAATTTCTTGACGATAGATATAGTCCTCTGGATAACATAACGTTGCTTACGAGTAAGATTCTGTTCTAATCCACGAACAAGAATACTGCTTACCATCTTAGCTCTCTGACCAGAGAATTTATCAGTAGCATGCTTAGATATAAACTTAGCTAACGCTATAAAGGACTTGAATTTGACCTCGATACCTTTCTTGGCGAAATGATAGAGCACCTCGAACAATTCAGGGTCGATATTTTCAGTCTGATCCGTGAAAAAATAATGTTCTCGCATAGCGTATTTGAACTCAGAAGCATACAATGTGGCTGATGTGGACTCAAGCTGATTCAGGTAAGAGTCTGTATACATGGAGTGTTCTGTTTCAACTCCATAATCAGTAATAAGAATAGCACAGTTCAAACAAGCATCCTTTCCAGCAAGTTTCTTCTCATAGAAATCATCAGTAGGTTTTCTGCACAGTCCACAGTAAGATTGTTCGTCTTGTATACTGTCCGACAGTGTGCGTTGTGTCATCCACCATTCCACCGATATAGTTCCGTATTCTTGTTATAGTAAATAAATTTCATATCCATAAAGCCAGCGAGAACTTCCTCGATTGTAACTTTATTAACATTAGTTAGCTTGATTATCTCGGGCAGAGATACACCTCCACGGAGCATCAGAGCCTCACGGATGAGGTCGACGTCGGAGGCTTCATATGGTTCCCAGACATCAATATCACTCATAAGTGATATCTGGAACAGGAGAGCTTAAAACTTTTTCGTTTGATCCTGCATCTTGTCGTCATCGGACAATTCTCGATGCCACGTAAAGCCATCGATCAGCTCATCCAAATTATCAGGATGTTGATCTATCCCTGGAGCTAAGATCGGTTGAGCACTGCAGATGAAATGCACCTTGCCATCATAACCCAGCCCTAATTTATTGAACCAGCACTCATTACAGTCTGTCACAAGAACACCCTGTTTATTCTTATCCAATGGACAGCTATTCCTAATGACGTCGTCTTTATGACCGGTATACTTATAGCTACCTTTTTGAGTCGATCCATCAGGGTTTAATATAACAAGATTCTTATCGTAGACTACTGGTTTTGGGTATTGACAAAGCAAGAACTTCTTCTTGGTCTCGGTTGGTTCACGAAGAGAAAAGGACATAATCAACCATGTAAGAGTTGAAAATATAAATGTTATTATTTTCCAAATCTCTTGGATAGGAGATTCATAACCTTTGTTAAGACACCAGCAGTCTTTTCGTAAGCCTCGTATTCTTTCTGTCTCTGATAGAATACCCTGAAGACCAATGTAAAAAGTAGGACATCCCTAAAATGATCAAATGTAGGCTGTCGTGAAAAAAGCCGATCTAATATAATACTTACAAAAAGAACTATCAATACAAATATGATAGACGAAAGAATCCAGTCATACCATTTGATACCAAGATCAAGGGGCTTTAGATCAGTCATTCCCAGTCATCCTTGGGAACTCCGATTCGTTCGATCCAATCAACTTGGTCGAAGAATTTAGGCTCAGATAAATTGTCCATGAGCCTCATGATAAGACCAGCTAAATCCTTTTTGTCTTCAGCATCATTACTTATAGTTGTTGTGTTCAGCGTCATCTTTAAGATTTCGTAGAACTTTTTTGTATCTATTTTAACTTCCATCTTTATCTTTCAACGCCATTGCGTGCTGTTCTTTAAATCTCTCGAGTAATTCGAGGGCTGTTTTAACCACAGGTCCGAAGATCTTTATCTGCTTAGACAGCTTACGATAATCATTAATACTCATAAAATGAAACATTATTATATCTAATCGTTTGAACTTATCAGCCTCGTTCATCAGATCAGTGAGCTTAGGTTCGAGGGCACCAAGCTGCATGATCACACCACGTAGCTTTATCAGGAGAATATCATACTCTCCCATCCCTGTTTGGTTCAGGAAGCTCCATGCCTCGTCGTCAACCAATTCCTTGAGACAACGTGAGCACTGGAGTTTAACATCTTCTTCAGTCATTTCTTAGACATCCTTGTTATATATCCATATAATAGATTAACTAATTCTTGAGCACCGAAGCCGCCTCTCTCAGCTAAGCGTTCTAAACTTTGAGAGTTCCCATATTGTGCCTTATATTCCTTATAGGCTATCTCTGCTATCTCCCAATCGATTTCCCTGAACTCATCTTTATCATAGCATCGCTGGATAGGAAACGGTTTGCACTCCATCAATTTGAAAGTCTCCATATCATTTAATTCTTCTCCGCATCTCGTGCACTTAAAGATACGATTTAAGATATCCTTTACTACGATTTTATGATTAGCCATTCTTTAATTCCTCGTAGAGCATGAGATCAGAAGCGGTTAATAAGTTGTCATCTATCTCTTGCTGTCTAAATAATATTGGTAATAAGTTCTTCTTGCTGTAGCATAATCCACTGAGCTCACACCAGTTGCACATGATATCAACCATGATCCGCTTAAGGGGTTTACCCATGATAGGCTCGTAGATGGTCTGTATATTCTCGATTGTGCCTTTGTAATTCTTGGCGAACTCCATGTCCTTGAGGAACTCTGCAAAAGCTTTCTTGAAATAGGTGAGGGAGATCTTCTTGACCCGTTCATATAGGTCGTCAGATTCTGGATTGTAACCGAAGGCTCCCCAGTGAGTGATATACATTAGATATGGTTCCAGTTTCTCGGGTGCCATGAAGCCGAACTTTTGTCGAGCTATCCTGTTGTGTTGAGCAACCCATGGCTCGAGTCCAGTGTAATAGAACGCAAGTTCCTGTCGGATGCTATTGATATCGACCTTGGATTTCCACTCGATCAAGGCATACTGATTGATCGTCCCGGGCACTCGCTCCAGTCGGTCCACATTCATAGCTATGTTAAGTTGCGGCTGTTCGATATAAGTCTCTCGTAGAGCGACTTTCCAATCTCGCATTCTCATCCTGGACTTGGATCTACGCATACATACCATCCATCTTTGAGATTCAATACTGACTACTTTTTTCAGATAGTCTTTATACATCTCAGGAGGATCTTCCTCCAGTAATAGTTCCCACAAATATTTCTTAACAGCTTCAATGTGGAAGAAGCTCGACATAATCTTAGGAGCGGCTTTTTGGTGTAGGGTATCCACTAAGGCGTGAATATCTTTACCGATCTTGAGCCACATACGAGGAAGCTTTTCATACTCCTCTATCCCCGCTAACATCTCGGTGGCATTAACTACTCCGAAGTATTTACATTTCCTCCACGCCATGAACATAGTCTTATGATAGAGACCACGTTTTAAGTTCTCGGCGTGTTGTATTGCTATTGGATCTTGACTCATGCTATCACCCATTCAATCATTGGTCTGCCCCTCTTCATAGGTCGTGATTGTTTCTTGACCAGCCCTTGCTCCTCTAATCTTACCAGGGCATCGAATACACTTGAGCGTGCCATGGTGGTAACCCTGACCATCTCGTCTCGACTACAGGGCTGGTAATCAGTTATAACATCAAAAATACGCTGGTCCAAACAAGTAGTGCATACTCTCCGATTACGATTAGTTTCTTTGAAACAGTCCTGACAGATCAAAAAGTATTCAACTTCCTATGGGGTATAGTGCCCACAATATATTCATAAGACTCCTCATACCATGAGTGCTCACATCTACGGCACATCAGCCACTTATCGGGATCATCCCAGGATTTTTGGATTGGAATATCATCATCATATTTAGGAAAACATTTACTACAAACGATAGGTATAAACAGTAGTGTCATGTTATTATTGGTAATCTTGAAAATATGATAGAAGCTCTTGTATTCTTCCTCAGATACAATCCAATTACTACGTTTACACATATTCAAAAGTGATCTCATAATCTGATCCCTTGAATAGATGTGTCCCTCCAAGAACTTATCGTGGAAGGATTTGATACACAGAAAAGAATTACTCTTGTCTACATGGACTATGGTTGTCATCTTCTCACAGGTTTACCATGCTTGAACCACTCTCGCTCAGCTCTCAGAGCTGATCTACCGGGTGGAGGTTTCTTATAATTATCAGGAATACGATTGTGACCACTCTTCACACGTCTCTTATAACGAGGACACATATCCTCAACATAGAATGTCTTGTGTGCTTTACTGGGATAATCAGGATTCTTAATTAGATACTCATCATTAGGATCGAACACCCAGCGATAGTTAACTCTACTGACCATTCCATGAACTCGGAGATCAGCTAAGGTGGAACGTAGAAGCTTCATATTTCCTCCTTCGTATTCCCATTTGTTAATGAGCCATGAGCGGACGATAACATTAGGATAACGAGGAATCCACTTGAGGACAGCATTTTGAAGGTTGAGTCGACGCTGTCTCCTCAATGTATTATACTGGTTGTAGATGTTACCTGACATTACGGAGCTCCGGGATGATAGTAGCCAGCATCGGTAGCATCATTAGCAGAATCACCTGTGCCCGTTATATATGCCCATGAATCAGTTAAATAGGTGCTACTGGAAGTAGAACTGGCATACATACTGACAGTATACGTTCCTGTTGTGTAAACAAAACTCACAGTTGTTGGGGCGTCAGCCATCCGACGAATATATTCTTCCCGAGTTACTGGCTTGCCATCGCCAAGATCAAAAGCCCAGCGATCTTCGGTGATACGACCTTTCTCGACTACTCGGAAGTGCATGTGTCCGCACTCTTTACAGGGAATATCTAAGTCCCCTGACTCTTCTTCCGATATCTGGAAGCGGAAATACTTTTCACATTCCATACAATATACTTCATTTAATACCATTATAATTTCTCCTCGGTAATTAAAACTTCCTTATCCTTGAAAGTCATCCAGTGTCTGACTGTTGTTGGAGTAATTTCGAGGCGTTCTCCAACAGCCATCTTTTTAGACATCTCTCTGATCATATCCCAGTAAGTGGTATCTATCCGCATCCTAATATTAAAATTCTTTGGATCAATTTGCTCAATTAGTTTCATTTAATCGCCTAATGTGTTCGATAGTCATATCAAAGATCATTCTATAAGGTTTATCATTGAGTTTCTCGGGTGAGAGGTTGAATCCCTTTATACCCTCCTCTCGAATTTCATTAATAATATCAGTAAAAGTAGGAACATACAATGGTTTCTTTTGGTTTCTTTTTGATTTCCATACATTATAAATGGTGGTATGAGTGACTCCGAATTCCTCAGCTACCAGATATGCAGACATTACTCCCTTAAGGATCATGATACGATCCTTCTGAGCATCAGTAAGCTTATCTTTTTCTCCTCTTGGCATAGTTTTTCACAACTCCATAGAAACCACTATGGTTTATAAAGTCTTACATCTCATCGATGTTAGCAACATATTGATAATAGTGACCTGGAATATTAATATCTCTACGTCCTTCATCAGGTCTTATAATTTGTTTTACTACTTTCTTATCTGTTACCAGATCATGAATAGAAAGCATAACAACTAACCCTGAGATATCGAGATTATCAGCAATCTCGTTCAGGGTGCTTAGACCGTAGTAGTGTAAATACAACTCTACGCCTCTCTTTACATCTTTTGCTTCTAATTCTACCATTTTATTCACCTATAATATCTTGTCGGATGATACACATTACATATATTACACATAACAAGCTTGATTATATAATCAATATTACCCATCATACTCGTTCGACCGGTGGGGTGACCACAATAGGGACACGCACCGTAGCAGGCATCTATATCTTTTAAACAACTTTCACAGGGAGGACACATACACATTTTAATCTACCTGCTGATATGGAGGTTGCCACGGATGTTCCACACTGTAGGGACCATCATGTTCAAATAGTTCATCTATAATATTTTTATAGAGAATAAACATTATAAGATCAAGATCATAGTGTCCTACGTTCTTATTTTTGATCATGTTCATCATATATTCAATTTTAATAATATCTACATTCATTATAACCAGCTCGTTAAACTTTTCTGACCGGAGATAAGCATGTCCCAGTTCTCACCTATGCCTTTGATCAATAACTCAAGAGGAGAGAAGATCTTCTGACGCTGAGTTTTCCAATCGATCTGCCAGTGATTCCAGAAGTCTTGAGGAATATCGTTGAAGGACTCGGTCAAACTAACGACTGCTTTTATGGAACGGAGGATGCCATCGTAACAGATTAATTGTTTGGGAAACCTCTCCGAGGATTTCCCTTCGATGGGTTTAATATATAATAGTTTGGGCTTGATGGATGTGTCGACCTGTTGAGTGAAGTGTCTCTCAGCGTATCGAGCACCGTTAGTGTAGACGTTGTGGGTCTTGTAGAATTTGGGGTGTTTGTTGAAGCCCTTGGTGAGTGCGACTTGATCGAGATCGTAACTTTCTGCTTTCTTGAACTCAGATCGAATATACTTCATGGTGTTGGAGATAGTGTCACGCATAAGCTTTTCACCAGCTTCCTTGATTACCTGTCTGATGATAGCTGCGGTATCGGTTCTCTTACCAGCTGAGCCCATCTCGACTATCTTATCGACCTCAACGAAGTTGCCGGTCTCATCTTTTACCGCTATGCTGTGATAAATGTATTGTTTCTTGACAGTCTTCTCTTCTTCTAACTCCCTGATTTTCTCCTGTATGTGAGGGATATCCTCATCCCAACCGAATGCGTCGGCATCCTTGAGGGACTGGTGGAGCCACATCAACTCTTTTTCTTTCTTGATGGTAAGAGATCGTTCCTTGAATACAATACGTTTGATAATCTTTTCTGCTTCTACACTCATAGGGATACGATGCTGATTCTTACGAGCGTAGTCTAAGAACCATTCGTTGGCGGATCGTTCCAGATCGAGGCAGTAGTCGTAGAGTTTTCTAATATCAATGTTGTTTTCCACGATAAAGCTTGACTGCCGTAACTTAATAAAGGTAGAATCGGTATCCCCAGCAATGGTAGTGAGAGAATGCTTAGCACCATAAAAAGACTTGAGAGCGGTGAGGTATTCACGTCCACGACCCGTAATAGCCCTGCCGACATCATAAGAATAGTCAGAACTATGACGGTAGACTGCGTCTCCATATATACTTACTCCTAAGAGTTTAAAGGCTAATTGTATGTCGTCATACGTTTTAGCTAAGTCCTCTTTACCTAACTTGGTATAATACTTTTTTAAGTCTTTGGCTTCCTTCCGATATTTCTTAACAACCTGAACGATAAGACTATTGATGGAGACAACATCTGTCCTGAAACAGATCCCATCATGAGACTTGATGTAGGGGATACCCATGTCTTTTGCGAATCGTTCTGGGATAAGTGTATCAGATCCCATGTTGTCTGACTCAATGATGGTCGTATACATTCCAGAAAAATCTATGGCTACTACCCAGTCGGTAATACCTGGGACAGGCGGAAACACGAATGCTCCTGGAACGGTAGGATCTCCTGTCTTCCATGTGGTATTGGTCCGCATGGGTGGACGTCCTAACATCTTTCGCATTCTGATTTTTAGAAACTTGATGAATTTGTTATTGGCGAGACTATCATGTGCAGCTACACCTGCAATTCGCCTGTAATTATCGTATTGAATTATGATCGGATAAACTTTAGTAATTAAGATATAGAGACCAATAGTATCCAGTGCCGAGTATTTCCATGCACCAACAGGATCGTTTTGTAATGCCCACCCGAATTTCCGACCGTAGTCTGGGTGACCCTCATAAAAATCTTCGCCAAAATTCTTTTCGATGAGAATCTTAAGACTATAACCTGGCTCCTTTTTTTGATAAGTGTATTTTTTGATAACCGGGATTGTGTCCATACAGGAACATCCCGATATAACGACTGGCTGAGCAGAACTCGTTTGACCAGCTTTTCCTTTATCACCTGCTCTAAATCCATCGCTCAACAATTCCTTTCTCATATATACTCTGCGTAGGGGCGACAGCCCCGTGATATCGACTCCGACGTGATCCATGCGTGCATATAAATAAGGTAGATCAAATTCGTTACCGAAATGTGCGTAATAATGGTCAAACCTGACCAGTGTAGCGTATGCCACGAAGGCTTCTAATAATTGCTTGTCGGTCGGAAAGATGGTAGTTACTACCTCGAACTTCTGTCCTTCACGTTCAATCTGTGTTATGTTTGGGATATCTCCTTTTGATCGAACCCAATACACACGTAAGATGCCTTCTTCGTAAGAGTCTATGAACTGAATTGATTGCACTGGAAAAACAGGGTGTTTCCATGATGGGAAATCACCGCCGTCTTTATTGTCAACTTCTATGTCAAAAATACAGCAACGTGGTCTTATCACTAACTTCTGAGCTCTATCAAATAATTCTTTATTTTCTGGTTCCTCTCCAGGGAATAACCATGGTCTAATAGGAACAATCTTATTATTATCATGAGAGTCAAGGTAATACTTATCGAAGAGACCCAGATCAATCATGGTTCTCTCAGGGAAGGTTATGTTAGCCTCATAATGAGTGTAACCCATGGACTCATGGTTTGTCCTGAACTCTTTGGTTCTCATTGGGTTCACATAATCAGGATCAATATTGTGATCAAATTTTAAGAAGTATTCTTTCTCACCAGTAGACTGGTCAACATATAAAGATAGGTTGTCGTGATCTTCTGGATACCCCTGTGATGTTGACCCAAGGGATATACTATAGTGTGGTCGATGATTCTTTAAGACATGTTTAACAGCCTTACCTTGTTGATCTCGTGAGAAAAAATAGACCCATGGTTCTCCGTATTGCAGCTTGTAGGCTTGACCCATAAGAGTGTAGATCTCAACCATTTGAGACACCCAGCCTTTTTACTGAAGATTGCTCTTTGCGATGAAGATGAAGTAATTTATGAGCAAGTGCCTCATTGAAACCTATTATTAATAGATCTCTACAGAGATTACACTCATAGGGTTGATCTTCAAATTCTTCTTCATCTAAATCAAGTTCGACCATGGTAGAATTAACCTCTAACTGTTTATGCAAGGTGGTAACCAAGAAAAAAGAAACTGACCCGGGGAGACCAGCTTTGTTAGACAAAACAAAGGCTTATGCACCAGTCGAGGTTTATCTCACTATCTGTGGAACAGTAATAGTGTAAAGAATCACAACCAAGGCGATGAACGCATTGACTTCCGTTTGGAATGGTTCCTCCAATTCGACAAATAATCGAAAAAGGAACACACCAATATATAATACTGCTGTACCGCTCGTAAAGTCTCCAGTTTTCACGCCAATGCGCACATCTTGCTGATACCCAGAAATATAATCTGTTTCAATTTCTCCAGTCCAACTCTCTACATCACGCCAATTAGTTCCATCTAAGCGCCGCTGTATTGTTACAGTGGCGTTGAATGTTCCAGAAATACTAACACTAACCCTTACATTTGGTAAAAGAAATAGACTGTCTGTGAATGTATTCTGTGCTGTAATACTCGTTGTAACCTTCTTAGCCATAATTTTTTCCTATAGCTAGAGCTAAAATAGCTCGCTGTTATTGCCCACCTATTCCCCGATTAGTCCAAGTCTTCAGAGATGATCCCGTCAGACACACGAGAGCGGCCCGCGTGAAGGCGCTCAATCAGGCTAATCTCACCTTCAACTTTAACCGTATCCGTAAACATATCCAAATACTTACCTAACATTTCTAACGCACGCAGCTTATCCGTTGTCTTAACTCGCATACGAACACTACTAGTGCCTTCCTCACTAAGACTAAACTCACCCTCTAATGCACGCCTTAATTGAGGGGTCATAAGCGCCATATCCAAACGCGTATTGCCAATATCATCGACAATTAACAAGTCGGCAATATCAGCATTAGCAATATCCATAAGCCGCTTAACAATCCAAGCTGCATCAACGTTAGCCTTCATAGCTATCCGCTTCCTGCGCCTTTCAATCTCTGCCTTAACATCATCACGCCCGAATACACTCACTGCATCCGTAGATGCAACACTATCAGAATAACCAGCCTTTAATAATGCATTCTTCTTAGTCATACCACGCATAACATAATCAACTGCTCTAAGCATGAGACGTATCTCCTTCGATGTATTCGATTCCTAGTTCATTTCTATTGGTCCAAACACAACGACATGGATGTGACGTATCGCTGGTAAGTAAACTATGTAGATCATCCATTGGCGGGCATTCGGAAAGATTATCAATTCTAATTTTTGCACCGGCCTCAGAATGGTCCAATAAAATACATGGGACACTATATTGTCCATCCCTGTAATATAAAACAGCATTCTTTACCAC